TTCGCTGACGCTTCGCTGACGCTTCGCTGACGCTTCGCTGACGCTTCGCTGACGCTTCGCTGACGCTTCGCTGACGCTTCGCTGACGCTTCGCTGACGCTTCGCTGACGCTTCGCTGACGCTTCGCTGACGCTTCGCTCACGCATCGCTCACGCATCGCTCACGCTTCGCTGACGCTTCGCTGACGCTTCGCTCACGCTTCGCTCGCGCTGTCACCGCAACCTATCGCGCTGCGTCGTATGGGGGCGCAACCCCACAGGATAAAATTGAACCAATATATTATTTTTTATGATTAGAGTATCTTACCATAAAAAATGGGTGTTAGAAATTTGAACCGCCTTTTCCAAAAAAACTGTCCCGACGCAACAACAAGGATTCATCTACGTGAATTCACAGGTAAGCGTATTGCGGTCGACGCAAGTATATACTTGTATCGTTACTCTGGAGAGGGTGCTTTATTAGAGAATATATATTTGATGGCTTCCGTATTTCGGCATTACAATATACACGCAGTCTTTATATTCGACGGACAACCTCCGCCTCAAAAAACCGAACTCATTGAAAAACGACGAAAGAAAAAAGAGGAAGCCAAGCAAGAATACGAACGACTTGCGAACCTTTTAAAAGAACGAACAACGACAATGACAATGACATCCGAGACTGTCGACGATATTGAAGAAACGATGCGTGATCTCAAAAAACAGTTTGTTCGTTTGCGCGATTGCGATATCACCACTGTGAAGGAACTTCTTGTAAGTTTCGGTTTTGCGATTGTTGAAGCTGAGGGCGAAGCCGACACATTATGCGCGAACCTCTCGTTGAAAAAAAGAGTGGACGCGTGTTTGAGTGATGATATGGATATGTTTGTATATGGGTGCCCGGTAGTGCTGCGTAGTTTGAGTCTTCTTAACCATACAGTCGTTTCATATGACACTCGAGATATTATGAAGTCTCTCGGGATTACACAACAAGAATTCAAAATGATGTGCGTCATTTGTGGGACGGATTATTCATCCTCGTCTACGACAATGACGCGCGGGTATAAGACTACGCCCGATACCGTTTACAAAGACCTCATCAAGTATAAATCATTGACTGCGAAAGAAAAAGAAGTATACCATCAAAGCGGAGGCGGATTTTATGATTGGTATTTGGAACAACATAAAGAATCTGTAACGACTGCGCGGAAGACCGGGGGCACGGGCACGGGCACGGGCACGGGCACGGGTATCAGTGCGATTACCTATCTATTAAATGAAGGTATGTTCGATATAACATCACGGAAGGACTCGTATTATAAACAAATTGTCGTATTGAATCGCGACAATATACACAAAAAGAGAATCATCGAAATTATGACAAAGGACGACTTCATATTTGTAGAATCTTCGCCAAGCGACGAAACCATCATCAAATCTCTATCATCCGGCACGACTTCACTCACATCATCCCCATTATACGGGGTAGGTATTCATAGTCCAGAGGAAAGAGAAGAGCCAGCGGCAAGTATTATCGCGAAAGAAGTATATGATATTGGTGATACGGTGTCGTCTTTTCAGGAATTACACGCAATCACCAAGGCAAGGGCGATACAACGACCCAGAAAATAGTATTTGAATTTACATCATAAAAAGAAAAAATTTGTTTTTATGATTTTTAGTTTAGTTTATTTTGATGATGTTCGCGACACAACGGGAGGGGCACGGATTTAGGCCTTAACAGCGCCACCAGCAGCAGCAGGAGCGGGAGTAGACTTAGCGAAGTGAGCGGCCATATACTTCTGGAGATTGAAGTAGGTCAACTCCTCACCCTTCTTCAACTTGAGAAGTTTCAGGAGTTTGGCATCGGGGTTGATCTTGCGACCATTGTCCTTGTCCTGAAGTTTCTGGTTACGGATGTAGGCATTGACCTCACGAGTCACCTCAGTGCGGGCAAGAACACTACCCTCGGGCTTACCCAAGAAAGCAGCGAGTTCGTTGGAGATGAGGGTGGGCTTCACGAAACCAGAGGGGGCACGGTTCGCATTGGTCTTGCGACGCTTGTTGGCCTTGTTCGCAGCGCGCAACTCGCGGGCGTGCTGGCGTTTAAGTTCGTTCACTTCAGAGCGAAGAGAACCGAGAAGAGCCTGAGCGCTCTGAAGTTTGGTCAGAACGCTGCTATAAAGAGCAGTGGAAACAGCGCCGTCAACCTCGGCCACGGGAGTGGATGCCTCGGCGCCATCAACAGCGGGAGTGGGAGCGGGAGCAGCAACGGGGGCAGACTCAGAAGCGGCCTTGGCGGCAGCCTTGGGAGCGGCCTTGGCGGGAGCAGCCTTGGCAGGAGCAGCAGCGGCAGTGGCAGCAGCAGGAGTAGCGCTGGCGGCGGAGGCAGTAGCGGAAGAAGGAGCAGACTTAACCATCGGATTGATTATACACATATGCGTAAAGTCTTTTTAAGTTGTTTTCGCGCACATTTCGCCGGTCGAATTATCGGGCAAGAAGTTGCGCGACGGAAGATAGTTTGTTATATTCACATTACTGCTTCATATAACCAGGGTAACGCGTTTCGCGCATCTGGACTGACGATAGTCAGTGTCGCGAGAATATAAAACGCTCCGAGACATTGATCTTCACGCGAAGACCCTCGACGCACCATTCGGTCAATAATCGAAACACAAATTGTGCGAACTTCTGAGTCGGTCAATAAGGTGATCACATTCAAATTCACGTGCGCATTATTGATGACAAATGGATTTCCAGAAGGTGGGCAAATACGTTCTTTCATTTCTTGAGATAGATTTGCGCGATAATACCAGATATCATAAATATTTCGAATAAAACGAATGAGTTCGGTTCGTTGTAATGCGATGAACCATTCAGAATCCGCATAATTTCCAAGTGTATTGATATGCTGAAAGAGATCTACGATGAAGAGTTCTTCTTGTTTCTCTCTCGAGAGACCACCACTGACGAAGCCGATGCCGCCGCTACTGCCGCTAGTGCCGCCGTTGCCGCCGCTAGTGCCGCCGTTGCCGCTGCCGCTACTGCTGCTCTCGCCATTGCCTCCATTAACATACGACGATAGTTCTGGGTCATCATTTTCTTCGTCATCTAATTTGACAGACACCCGAAATCCTAACAATGAACCATAAATCAACTTCTCGTATAAATTATCGATGATTGATGCTGGTATTATGTTACGATTGTATGGATTGGTGATGTTCGGATACGCGCTTATAATCAAATGAAACATAGACGCAATATGAAACCCGTAGATTTTATTATCATTGTCACGGTATGTAAACAGTTCGGTGGGTTTGATGTTTGTCAGTTTATCAAATGTGTAAAAATCAGTATCATTGACACAGTCTTTTGCGTGTAAATAACCTGGGCCACAAAGGTTACGGTATTTCATCGAGACGAAATTTCTAAATAATCGCTGAATTTTCACAATGTAATATGAATGACGTAAATGTGTATATATTCGCTGTATTAATTCCGGTTTTGTTCCTGATTTTTTAATACCATAATGAGAGCATAATGTTCGTAACTCCGCGAGACAATATTTCGCATTTTTCATTTTTTCGTGGTCGCTTGGCTTTAATATAATGATGTTTGTTTGGGGTTCTTCCTCGTGGAATGGAATGATTAAAGGCGATATTTTTGAATCTTTAGGAGTTTCAACCGGGTCAGAATCGGACGACATTATTTTCATCTTTTTACGCATTTTTGGTCCTTGTTCCGGTCGAGTCGCCGCGCCCGCCGATGCCGCCGATGCCGCCGATGCCGCCGCCGATGCCGCCGCCGATGCCAACGTATTCGCGGATACAATGATAAAATCGGTATTTCTATTGAAATGATGTAATGAATTTTGTGGATAGGTCGACGGGACTCGTTTTAATTTTATTTTCCGCGAATATTGACGCGATGGATTTTCATAAAGACTAAATGGCAATAATTTTACATATAATCGTTGCGTCTCGCATTTATTATTTAACGCAGCCATCGCCGCAGATGTCGTAGCAGATGACATTTTTATTATATATAAATGACAAAATGTTTATATGTTTTACGACGTGTAATGAGTTAAAGATATTTTATGATACTATAGTATAACTGCCTTTTTATGCGCGTGTCTTCGTGCGTTCTTTTATGCCTTCTTTCGGCATCCCTTGTAACGGGTATCGCGGTACAGGATGTTCCCAACAGAGATGTTGGTCTGGTTGATAAAGAACCAGTTACGATGAATAATGAAGTCGATGTCGCAACAATTGTTGAATCCGACATTGACAGTGACAGTGACAGCAACGCCGATGGCGACGGTGACGGACACGGAGACGGTGACGGCGAACTAAGTGACGAAGACGACGACGAAGCGGAACTCAGCGACGAAGACGTCGACGAAGACGAAGACGAAGACGCAGACGAAGATGCGGAACTCAGTGACGAAGACGTCAACGAAGACGAAAACGTCGACGAAGACGAAGACGCAGACGAAGATGCGGAACTCAGTGACGAACACGTCGACGAAGACGAAGACGAAGATTCCGATGTGGAACTCAGCGACGAAGACGAAGACGTCGATGAAGTCGATGGCGCAGATCTTGCCGTAGATGATGAAGATGAAACGGATGCGGAACTGAGCCGCGAGATGGAACTTGTAAACGACAGTGACGTAGACGAAACTGAAATTCAACCTACCGTCCCCGGTCGCAGACTACTGAAGTTTAAAAAAATAGTCAAAAAGGTTGCGAACGTTGCTAAAAAGACCGCAAAGGTTGCGGTGAAAGTGGCAAAGGCGATCGCACCTGTCGCAGTTCCAGCACTTAGTTTGATTCCCGGCGCAGGTGTTCCGTTGACAATCATTAAGACGGCTGCGCCAAAAGTGACACAAGCAATTATGAAGGTCAAGAGTGTTGTCGATAAAGTCAAGGCCGCAAAAGGACAACTCGGTGGAATCGTAAAGAAGGTCGCACCCAAGGTCAATGATGCCCTGAAGAAGGTCGCCAAGAAGGCCGCAGATAAGGTCGCACCCAAGGTCAAGGACGCCCTGAAGAAGGTCGCCAAGAAGGCCGCAGATAAGGTCGCACCCAAGGTCAAGGACGCCCTGAAGAAGGTCGCCAAGAAGGCCGCAGATAAGGTCGCACCCAAGGTCAAGGATGCCTTGAAGAAGGTGACCAAGAAGGTCACTGACAAGGTCGCACCCAAGGTCAAGAACGCCCTGAAGAAGGTCGCCAAGAAGGCCACCGACAAGGTCGCACCCAAGGTCAAGAACGCCCTGAAGAAGGTCGCCAAGAAGGCCACCGACAAGGTCGCACCCAAGGTCAAGGACGCCCTGAAGAAGGCCGCCAAGAAGGGCAAGGACGCCCTGAAGAAGGCCGCGAAGAAGGCCGCGCCCAAGGTCAAGGATGCCCTGAAGAAGGTCGCCAAGAAGGCCACGGACAAGCTCACACCCAAGGTCAAGGATGCCCTGAAGAAGGTCGCCAAGAAGGGGAAGGACGCCCTTAAGAAGGCTGCGAACAAGGTCGCACCTAAGGTCAAGGATGCCCTTAAGAAGGCCGGCAAGAAGGGCAAGGATGCCCTGAAGAAAGCCGCCAAGAAGGGCAAGGATGCCCTGAAGAAGGCCGCCAAGAAGGCCGGACCCAAGGTGAAAGACGCACTGAAGAAGGCCACGAAGAAAGGCAAGGACGCCCTGAAGAAGGCCGCCAAGAAGGCCGGACCCAAGGTGAAAGACGCACTGAAGAAGGTCGCCAAGAAGGGCAAGGAAGCATTGAAGAAGGCCGCCGACAAAGTAAAATCATTGGTTCCCAGTATCAAAGGTCTCAAAATCTACGGAAACTATTGTGGCCCTAACTACTGCGGAGGTCAAAAGTTCAATGGTGCGGAAGGTCCAAAATGTAAGTGGGGAGTGGCACCTAAAGATTCTCTTGATTCGTGCTGTAAACTTCACGACAAGTGCTGTGGAACCCCTGAAACTCGTAGCACTCGCTGTAATCAAGAAATCTTGTCTTGCGTGAAGAGCGCCAAATGTGAAGGCGCAAGTTGTAAATTAGCCAAATCCGCGATGTCACTTACCTTCACTGCGATAAAAAATAAGGTTTGCGGTAGTTTTAAATCACCGGAATCTAAGACGAAGAGCAACAGCAATATGGCTGTAAAACCGGCAGTCATCTTGAAGGGTTTGACTTCAGGACAATCGGCATCAATGGGTTCTGAATCAGCTGAACCCGATGTTTCTGTTAGTGTAACGGCAGAAGCAGAACCCGCCGCTGAGCCCGCTTCTGTTGCTGATGAGCCCGCCGCCGCTGAGCCCGCTTCTGCTGGTGCCGCTGAGCCCGCTTCTGCTGGTGCCGCTGAGCCCGCTTCTGCTGGTGCCGCTGAGCCCGTTTCTGCTGGTGCCGCTGAGCCCGTTTCTGCTGCCGCTGAGCCCGTTGCTGATGCTGCCGCCTCCGCCACCGATGAGCCCGAACTTCCAAACAAGGAGCGCGTTATTCGTGAAATCATCCAAAGCATCCCCAAAACAAGCAGTCCCATCGACGCTATCAAGGGAAAACTCGTGTCAATGATGAAAGAACTCGATGCCGACCAAGTGAAGAACGAAAATGAGAACCGCGAAAATGTTGAACGTGTAAGCGATTCCATTCAAAAGGAGCAAGCACGTATCGATAAAGAACGCGAAACCTTGAAAAATTTGTATAGTGAAACCGAACGCTTGAACGCAACACTTCAGAAACATTACAGTCAGATGTTGGATGATGCGAAATACCTGAAATCACTCGATAAGATGCGTCCTGGATTTTTGAAATCTCTCAGTAAACTCGCTTCCCATATCAAGAATGTAAAAGATATCGTCGATCAACAACTTGTCAAGGATGAGTATAAAGATGAAATGATGTCGATTCTATCCGACCTTCATTTCAATACGCATAATATTTCGGGCTATCTTGCGACTGTATTTATGAACCACTACAATAAATACAAGAGTCGTCTTCAAGGCGATAATGGTAGTTACACTGAAGACGTCGCGCGATTGGAGTCACTCGCGAGTCAGTTCAAAGAACAGTCCAAAAAGGTTGCGAAACTTGAAAAAGAGAAGGAGCGTCTTCAGGATATTCTTTCTCGAATCAAGGAGACACTTACACTTACTGTCTCTCAACGTGATGACTTTGAACGCTTATCGAAGGAGGTAGTTTCAATCTTTGTTTCTCGTTCGCGTGAATGCTCCAAGGTAGCGTAGTTCGCACTTCGCGCTTCACGCTTCACGATTCGATTCGATATTACAGAATATTACAGAATATTATGTAATTGTCAGCAGCTTACAACTCTCGTCGTCGTCGTCGTCGTCGAGCATCGAACAAAGTATTTGAATTTCACCATCCAGAAAAAATTGATTTAAACATTCTGATAGAACATATATATCATCGTTACACGTATTCGTTCGTCGTCACATACATACACACATACAATGGCTTCTGAAATGGTTATCCCCGGCGCTTCCTTCAATCCCCTCACGGATATGAAATATACCAAACCCAAGGTGAACTCACTCGGTGGTCGCAGCGTCGGTATTGTCAACGCAAAGACGAGCACCGTTCTCAATCTGTCGTCGCCTCTGATGCTTACGTGGGGCGTGAACGACTTTACCGACGACAAAACCGGCAAGGTAAGTTATGACCTCGCACTCCAGTTCCCCAATGAAGGTTTCGAGACTCCAGCAACCAAGAAGTTTATCGCGAATATGGCCGCGTTTGAGAAGAAAATCAAGGAGGACGCTATCGCGAATTCCAAGGAATGGTTCAGCAAGCCGAAGATGACCGCCGACGCAATAGATGCGCTCTGGACTCCCGTTCTCAAGTATCCCAAGAATAAAGATACTCTCGAGGCAGATATGACCCGTGCGCCAACTCTGAAAGTGAAGTTGCCTTTCTGGGACAACACCTGGAAGGAGCTGGAGCTGTATGATACGGACATGCAGCCGATCTTCCCCGATCCAATGAACCCTGCGCTGTCTCCCAAGGACTTGATTGCGAAGGGCAGTCATATCGCCGTGTCGATTCAATGCGGTGGAATCTGGTTCGCCAATGGTAAGTTCGGTGTGACTTGGAAGTTGTTCCAGGCCATCGTCAAGCCCAAGATGTCGCTCAAGGGCAAGTGCCATATCAAGTTGGATGATGAGGAGAAGACGAAGATTGTCGCACAGGTTGTTCCTACGGATGTGGACGGGGATGACGGCGATCACGAGCACGACAATGTATCTGCGATTATAGAGGATGATGATGACGAGCCTGCTGCTTCTGCGCCGGCTCCTGCTTCTGCGCCGGCTCCTGCTCCTGCGCCTGCTGCTGCGGCGGCGCCTGTTGCCAAACCAACACCAATTGCTGCCGCCGCAGCAGGTGGCGATGCCGCCAAGAAGAAGATTGTTCGCAAGGTCTAAATAAAAAAAATTACACATTTCACACAGACACGCACACCGAGACACGCACACCGAGACACGACAAAAAACACAAGTAAGTCATTTGCTCGCTGCTCGCATTCTGCTTCTTATCGTAACCAATAAAAAACAGGTGATTTCATTTTTTTACGTTTGTGTGATAAAATTGAAATACTAATATATCAATCTCTATACGTATATACAATGTTTCATTATTTAGGACAAACGATAACACACCAATCCATTGATGTGTTTGATACAACGTCGAATCAGTCTCGTAATCAAAATGACAAAAACAACAAAATGCGCGAGGCAATCATCGGTGCTATCATCAATCAACTGGTGCCTGCGGAATATTATGATTATGAAGCATCGAAATGGCTCACGTTAAAAACGGCTGTCGATGATTTTCTCCAAAAGTGCGCGACTGCCTCATCGAACACTGGTTCGTATTCAAACGTAAAGTGTATTCAGACTGCTGGAAGAACGCACTCCTATGACTTCTCAATTCAATTCACATATGGCGACGACAATGATAACGATGTGGACGGTCATCCACCACCACCAACAACTACAATTCACAAGGTCGAGTTCAAATATAATGCGAAGAAAGTGAGCGATACACCCCAATTCGTGTCACCAATGAAGCCGAGTCAATATCTATCATCGTGTTATGAAGAATACTTCTACGACAACTATCTCACCAAAATTGCGGTAGAGGCGTTACCTCCACGGGACGAATGGTTGAAACAAATTCACAATACTTCGCCGGTATGCGTCCGCCATCTCCAGGACAAATATTACGCAGGATGCGCAAAAAGTAGCCAGTTTACAAACACACCCGACGATATTGCGTTTTACAAATTGTGTAAGAAGTATGCGGGTGAAAGCATTCAAACCTTCATCGCCACCGCCGACCTTGATATTGAAAAACTTTCAGACTATCTCTGTGAGTCGCAGCGTGATAAAATCTATATGTTGTATACACCGGGCAATGGAATAACCCTCCAACGTGTGAATCCGTCGGATTATAAGATTGTGTCGTATACGAAAAATCCGAAAAGGTCGCGCTACGATTGTTTGACAGAGAGTGGTAAAAAAATAAAAGTCCTTCTTCGTTGGAAGAACGGGAATGGTATCGCATTCCCAGCATTTCAGATTTCGTAAATCGGCAGCATATGATTGAGTTCTGTTGTATTCACCGCATTGTTTCCAAAGTAACACGCTATAAATTCGTGAGTGCGTGGGTCGCGAAAGGATTGAATCACGCGTTCAAACTGCGTTACATTCGCGGACGAGGGCGCGGAAATACATACGAGGTGATTTTCGATAAGGTAACGATTCCCCCCGACAATATCCTGTGTCAACAAACAATATTCAAACTGATAATTACCTACCCCATATCCGCGGTTTAAAACAATCATTGGTTCATTGGTTCCTGGTTTATCAATGAACGCTTTTTTTTCTTGATTTTTGTATTCTTTATGAACGAATGATCCGTTATCAATATTTGAACTATATACAAGACGTGTCTTTGAAGTATCATCTGTGAGTATATCTTTACATTGATTCCATACAACCGTTCCGACGCTTACTTTGAATCCGAGTTCGTGTAACGACCGAGAACCCGAATACAACCGGATCATACGAGGAAGATGATCGGTGAAAATAGTCACACCTGATTTTTCATAAACCCCGCTGACGCCGCTGACGCCGCTGACGCCGCTGACGCCGCTGCCGCCGCTGTTGCTGCCACCAGAGCCGGGACCCCGTTTCTCAATTATCAGAACAAACGTATCTTGAGCGGTGTCAATATATTTGTCGTCAGGCAAACACCGCGCAATGTGATAAATGATAAACTCGCGCGCAATATATTTGCGTGTCTTGTCATAATACTGCGAATTCATAAAACTAGAAGGAAGCACGAAACACATCACCCCGCCTGGACGAAGTATTTTCGCGGACTTCATAATAAATAGGATGAAGATATTTGGCCGTCCATCAAAGTAGGGGTAATATTCAGCCGCGACGGCTTCTTTTTTCATAACGAAATAGGGTGGATTCCCGATGATAAGGTCGGGTGGCGACGATGATGACGACGACGACGCCCCGTGGTCATTCGCATCGTATTTCAAGAAATCACCACGGCGAATTGTAACGCGGTTTCCATCCCCTTCGTATTTTTTCGAAACTGCCTTATAAATTTCGGGATGAAGTTCGATTCCGGTAATCTTTGCGTTCGGAAATTCAGGGAGCAGTGCGCTTATAAATTCACCTGAACCACACGATGGTTCTAGTATTGTCTTGATGTTCTCGTATACCTGAGGAATTGTGCGTAAAAGTGCGAGAATTTGCTGAATACATTTTGGCGGTGTGAAGAATATCCCGCCATTTTTCTTTTCCTCTTTCGTAAGCGACGCAGTAAGACACCTGGATAACTCTGAAAATTCGCTCATTGAAAATCGAAAAATGTATACTACTGAACGTTGTACTATACATTATGTATGTCTATTCAAATCAATTTTACAACATCATCAACCGAACATTTGCGTATACATTTGCGCGGATATCCACTTTATACATATCGGTTGTTGAATGCGTATGTGTATTACATCTTGCGATTCCACCACAGCCACCGTCACTACCAGACACGCATCCAGTCACGCCACGCAATATTACGCATTGACGCGTGTCTGATCGCAACGTGAGGTCACACGCGTGTAAATAATAGACGAAACCACGCGCCTTGATTTCATCATTGATGTAGACGGGAAGAACTTGCCGCGCAAATAGTTCACATATATCCACTTCGAGAGAAATATAGATATTGTTATGTTCGTCCATTGTTACGTTATCCGGGAGTTCGGGTTCGCATAATACAATGACGTCGCTTGTCTCGCCGGTGTCAGTGCCGGTGCCGGTGCCGGTGCCGGTGCGTGTGAAATGAAGTTCGCTATGCCAAAGTGGAATATAAAATGTCTGTCCTTCTTCGTGGAGAATATACACACGGTCCAATAACATATCCAGTAACGATGGATTCAGGCGAACGACAAGATCATTGCCTGTCTTTTCTTCTACGATTTGCGTGAGTTCATCCATCATTTCCCGAGATATTCCGAAGATGTCTTGGTTCTTCGCGAGAAGTTCATAGATGGTTATACACGTATGCTTATCCATATTACGAAACACCGCGATACCCGACTGAATTCCTTTGGTGATAATCATTGCGATGAGAGAATGGATCGTCTCTCGTGAATCGGCTCCACCACCGCCGCCGCCGCCGCCGCCGCCACCACCCGCACCAGCACCGGCACCAGCACCAGCACCGGCACCAGCACCGCCACCACCCGCACCCGCACCCGACATCTTCACAAGAATGGATTGAATGAAGAGCTGTAGGATACTATCATACCCAGTGTCGAATTCATAAATACCGTCGTCTGGATAAAAGAACGACTTTACACGTTTGTGTGCGTCATTGATTTCTTTGAATCTCTCGGATGCGTCAAGACTGTTCACGCCCGCGCCAGTGCCCGCGCCGGTGCGCCATTCGGCCTTATCTGGATGATACTTCAGCGCAAGCCGATGATACCGTTTATTCAATTCTTTAAGAGAAGACGGTGCTTCATTTTCAGGGAATTCCAAGATTCGTAGTGAAGATTGAATGGTGTCAGGAAATGGATACATCACGCTACGCTATGCTTTTAATGTATGATGCGTATAATTGTGTATCTTACATATTAGTAATAAGACGAAATTCTCTAAATGATATATCGGGCGGTAATTATTATTGAAATACTGAAAAAATGTGTATATCTGAATCATAATGTCATCCATCATAGCGGGCAATAATGCGCCTTCTATTATCAACCTTCGTAATATGAACCAAACACATTCTTGAATATTGATATCGAAGGTGAGGAGATCATAGAGGCGTTCTCTCAACGCGTCGTATTTTAATTGTGCGTCGGGTGAGAGAATAATATCAACAATACAGTTACATATGTTTTCGTGTGGCTCCGTGGGCTCAATCGTGTTGGATTTGAGTGCTTTGATATTTGTAATTGTTTCAAGACGAAATTTACTCGTCAAACGCAATGGAGTTTCCTTGATGATATCGGTAACGTTCGCAGCAGTTCCCGTTCCCGTTCCCGTTCCAGTTCCTCCAGTTCCTCCCGTTCCTAGAGGTATGACTCGACTCTTCGTTGCGGACTTTTTTACGTGTGCCAAACACTTGTTATACATTATCATTGTCGGTCGTTTGAATGGAATCATTTTACATCGTTGAAGTATATTGTCGGGGAGAAAACTTACGTGCTCGGTGAGTATGACGAAGATGAGATTCTCCGACATATAACTATAAAAGGTTTCTAGTAGTTCACTATGGATTTTGTGGAAATTCTTACACATTACAAATACATTTGGAACAGAACGAGAACTTACAATATCTTGGATTTGGTTGTAGATTTCATTCCATAAATGTTTGGAGTTACATCCAAGAAGCGCCATATCCACTTCAAAGTGGCAGTCGCTGATTTTGATGAAAAAACTCTCCTTGTTATATGCGACGGCAAGGCGCTTCTCGTATTTCAACCGTGAAGGACTATAACGTGAAATCAAGTAAAGCGCGTGGCTATACTTTCCGACACCACTTGGGCCGTGCATAATCATACTTGGTAGACACTGAATTTCGGGTGGAAATGAATCGAACACTTTTTTAGTCACGGGGTGAAGCGATATAGATTCGACGGCTTTGACGTATTCGGGAAAGTGTGTTTCGAAGAATTTCATTGCGAAGGAAGTGCGGTTGCTTTATTATATTTAATGCGCCGCGTATTTAATATTGTTGTGCTCCTTGGGCTCCACTCGCTACACTTCGTTTCGCTCGTTGCGCCCTTCGTCGCGTCTTGCTCGAATCGGGCTCTAATTTATCCAAAACATCCGCACATTATTAGCACAATTCCAGTAAATATAGTGGAGCACGAGCAGTAAATATCGTGGAAGAATCGAGCACGACGCGACGAAGGGCGCAACGAGCGAAACGCAGTGGAGCGAGTGGAGCCCAAGGAGCAAATATTGTGGAGCCCAAGGAGCAAATATCGTGGAAGAATCGAGCACGACGCGACGAAGGGCGCAACGAACGAAACGCAGTGAAGCGAGTGGAGCCCAAGGAGCATTACCATAAGAGCTTATCCGCCAACCACCCATTACTCCACTTTACGTGTCGGTCTCGTTCGTGTCGCATTTTATACAGACGCCGCCTTGTTTTTGCGTAAGCGAGTCCGCGTTTGCGAATATAGGTCGGAAAATCGTTCATCCCCGCGGCACCCACACTCGCGATTTTACGCGATTTACGGTAGACGTCTATCTTCTTTTCTGGGTTGGTGGACGGTTTTACGACAACGCCGATTTGCTCCGCGCGTTTGCGTGTATACTGCGTGATATGGTATTTCATATTCCGATTCCGAATCCGATTCCGATTTATACACTATACGAAGAATTTCGCTTAAACCTATCTGATTATGGATTGTAATCGACGGAAGCAACAATGAACGTTGTCATTACGCCAACCGAATATAAACCATCTCAAGTATATTTCACCGAGAGAAGAGTCAACACACACATTCCAAACAGTATATTCAATCGGATTACGTATTCAACGACAGAATTCGTAATGAACGGAATCTATGTTCAGTTTGAACTTTTCGTCCGACAAACCGACCAAAACTTCAACAGTAATATTTATAACTGTCACTTTGACCCATCGCACGAACATAATCGCGTAATGCTTATGATGTTTCAAAACATAGAAGATAGTATATTGAAGAAGTGGGTACAACTACAACACGTAGTGCCGGGCTTGGTAAATGCCACGCCGTCATTGTCAAACGATATTATAAAACAATTACAAAGTGGCGTAATTAGCGTATGGAAACACGATATGTCCACGAGCGATAAACCGCAGTTTCAACACTTCATTATTAAAATATCGGGTGTATGGGAAAATGAAGAAGAGTGTGGGTTGACGTATAAGTTCATCTAGGAATTTTATGATTTCTCCATCTTTTTTATGATTTCTCCATCGCCTAGACGGCGATTGCGAAATCATAAAATTCAGTATTCTTTTAGAATTATTCCACCTTTTGGGCGGCGATTGCGAAATCATAAAATTCAGTATTCTTTTAGAATTATTCCACCTTTTGGGCGGGGATTGCGAAATCATAAAATTCCGGGTTCAGGTTCATGTTCTTGTTTACGTTTGTCCATCGCGATAAAGTCACAAACGATTTTTAAGGTTTTGTGGTTACGCAATCGCCGTTAAGGCGATGGAGTAAACACAAAACAAAAAAAATCAACCGTCTGTCGTGAAGAATCGCAAAATGATTTCATTGAGCACCATACATCCTCCCGCCAGAAGTGCGACGAATCCCGCGATATACGGCCCATATTTTGACATTGCCTCGCTATACTGTCCCATCTCTGCCGAACACAACATTTGTTGATTGATATACGCATACATAATTCCCGCCTGAACCAGCAAAAGAATATTCACCGCGGTATCAAAGGTAACGTAGGTTTCCGCAATGTGACCCGAGTTAATTTTATTATAGTATACCGTATTCTGGTATATAATCCACCCCAGAAGAAACATAAACATCGTAATTGGGATCACATTTATCATACTCATCTTCTCAATACAACCCGGTTTATTTGCGTCGTATTTATTCAGGGTTATCGATACGATTGTTATCATCAAGCATACTGTCCATAGGAGTGTCAGGTAATAGAAGATATAAGATTTAAAATATACACTCAACGTTTTTTTTACTTCCGACGAGTCTTTCTTTTTGATTTCATCTTTGATGAGAGATACATCCGTAATACTATTTACATCGCTAAATGAAGGCGCAGCATTTTCATTATATGTATACTGAAATATCATTTTGATGACGATTGTAATCATAATCAGCATTGAGAATATCTTAAAAGACGGAACCAGGTCATTTGGGCCTGCGAGTGTATCCATTTTGGTTATACACTATATAGAAAATAAATACGATATGTAAATACGGGGCGGCGATGACTGCGACGGCGACGGCGCGTAAAACGATTCTTGTCACCGGCGGCGCCGGTTTCATTGGTTCCAATCTGTGTATTCACCTTCTCTCACAATCTCCCAACAACCACGTGATTTGTGTGGATAATCTCGTTACGGGGTATCTCCATAATTTAGGCGAGATATACGCTCCGGGTGGAGCGTGCGGCGGCTTGTCGCGGTTTCGCTTCATTGAATACGATATTACGAAACCCATTGACCCCACACGATTCGGTGAGGAGCATATTGACGAAATCTACCACCTCGCGTCCATTGCGTCCCCCGAAAAATACAAAAAATACCCGATCGAGACCCTATTGACATCTATCAACGGCACCCAGCGCGTCCTTGACTACTGTGTTCTCTACAATTGTAAAATGCTGTTTACATCTACGAGCGAGGTATACGGCGACCCTCTCGTCCACCCCCAGCCCGAGACCTATTATGGTAACGTGAATACCGTGGGGGAACGGTCTTGTTATGACGAGGGGAAGCGGGTGGCGGAGACGTTGGTCTATGAATATCAGAAACGGTTCCCGGATTTAGACTTGAAAGTCGCGCGATTATTCAATACGTATGGCCCGCGGATGGATCTCGACGACGGGCGGGTCATCACCAATTTTATTCGTCAAATCAAGCGTGGTGAGCCGATAACGATTTACGGAGATGGGACACAGACGCGGTCGTTTTGCTACGTGGATGATACCATCCGGGGATTGGTGGCGTTTATGGATGCGAGGAGCACAGATATACTGACGGTGGGACCGGTGAATATCGGAAACCCGCATTGCGAATTCACGATGAACCAGTTGGTCGATGTATTTCGGCGGGTGTTACGCCACTACGACGACGACGACGACGACGGAGACGCGTTCGCAGTGAAATACCTGCCGAAGACCCAAGACGACCCGATGTGTCGCCGACCGGTGATTACGAAGGCGCAGGAGTTATTCGGGTTTGAGTGTAGGGTTGGATTAGAAGAAGGAATACAACGCGTTTGGGATTATTTTTTGTAGTGGGGTTGGATGAAAAATAATTGTAGGTGTAGTATGTATAATAAGCGAAATAATAGTATGAATCGAAATAATAGTATGAATAATAATCAACCGTTATTTGGCGACGGTAAAAACGGACAATATACATATTTAACATACGAGGACTATTTGAAGGGTATAACAAAAGAACAACTTAGCAAGATTATCAACGATATCAATGAACGTTCACACAGTTCTGGAATTACTCCATTTGAATTCCGGGTGAGGGATGACGCAAATAAGTTGCTTAGAACTAAGAGTGGCAGCCGTCGTTCGACCAAGTCATCAAAAAAACACCCCACCGCCCGCCGCCACCGTCGTTCATCCAATGCTCGCAAGTCCCGCGCTACCCGCCGTAGGTAATCACTTCTTCTTGAAAAACCCAAACTTCGGTTTCGGTTTAGGGTGGGCACCACCCCCCGCTTCTGCCGCCGCTGCGGTCCACTCGTGTATCTTCGCGACGTCACACGTCATATAATTCCCGTGGGCTTCCGGAAAGCCTTTCAATGCGACGAACGCAGGTTTCGTCATTTTCGCCGTCTTATGAAAGATATACGGCCCATATCTTCCATATCGTATTGTTGTATTTTCGTCAATCGTGCGTAATATTTGGCCTTGGTAAGGCGTGCCGCCTGTCGCCGCGCCCTCGGCGTCACCCGTCACAGCGCCCGCCGCGCCCCCAGTAGACTTTTCTATAAACGCAATCACGTCTTGTAAATTCAGGTCAAATTCTGTTTTTCCGCCGCCGCCGCCGCGACCACCACCTCCCAACAACGGCTTCAACGAGAGATTCATACTTCCCCATACAATATACGCGCCATATTTCCCGCTTTTCGTAATAATGTCCTGACCTTGGTATTGACCCATAAGACGTCCTCCTCCGGCGACGGACACGGGTGTCCCGGCTCCAGCGATAGAGACGGCGGCTCCGCCTTCGTTTACGTCCGCTTCGCCCAGCATATACGCGAGAGAATACTCCCCGCGCTGTATTTTCGCATACTCTAGGTTCGGACGCACACTTTTAAATATGAATTTCGGTTTCTTTTCCGCGGGGTGTATCGATTCCGATACAGTCGTGTCCGAGTCCGAGTCCGTGTCGTCGCCGTCGTCCGACTGTATCGTTGGCGATACGCGACACCGAATGACCGGTCCATTTTTCCCGAGAATATACGAATGCCGGTCGTCGATTTGAATTTCCTCCTTGACGACACCACGCTCTTTCAGTTCTTGTAATTGCGCGGCGACATCAAACCAACACTTATAACAGAGTTCGTGCCATACCATCCCGTCTGTCGCGATTTCATCGAGTTGCGTCTCCATATTCTTCGTGAATTGGTATTCAAAGAGGGGGGCGAAGTGCGCGAGCAGGAATTCAATCACGATGATTCCGAGAGGTTGGATGACGAGTTTTCTGGACTCACCACCCATCTCTCGAACTTCTGTTTTGGATTCTATCGCCGCGCTGCCGCCGCTGCTATTCTTGGTTATCGTGAACTCGCGGCACTCGACGGATTTGCCCGGGACGTCCTGGAGTTTGACATACCCGCGTTCTTGGATTTTATCCACGAGACTTGAAAAGGTGGACGGACGGCCAATGCCCATTTTCTCCAGCATCTGAACGAGACCTGACTCAGTATAATGCGATTTCGTGTTTCGGAGAGAACATTTGGTCATAATGCGTTTGAAGGGCATCACGGTCGCGGCGGCGGGTGTGGCGGCGGGTGCGGCGGGTGCGGCGAGAGACGCAAAATACGTATACTCCTTCGCTTCCTTGTCATATCCTCCGGCTACAAGTTTCCAACCTGGTTTTATCACTTGTTCTGCGGTGTAACGGTATTCGCACGCCGCGCCCGCCGCGCCCGATACGACCGCGACAGGAGATGAAATCGCCATTGTGAGAGATTGACAAATGGCCGGCGCCATTAGACTCTCGAGTGTATTTCGATGAATCATTGAATACAACTTATGTTCTCTCGGATGACAAGATTGGGGAAGTAACGTGCGAGAGATATCTGTGGGGCGGATAGCTTCGTGGGCGGCGGCGGCGGTGGCAGCGGCAGCGGGAGCGTCTTTCGTGGTGGCAGACCCGGAGACACCCGAGAGATTTCCAATAAGGTCTTCCGCCGATGTGCCTTCTCCACCGAACCGTTTCCGAATATATTCACACGCCTTCGCGACAAATTCCGCAGAATACACTTTGCTATCGGTTCTCATATACGTAATATACCCTCCCTCATATAATTTCTGCGCCACCGACATTGTGTCCTTCGGCGAGAGATGAAGGTCGTTGCTCGCGGCCTGCTGAAGCGTGCTGGTAGAATAGGGGCGCGGCGGGGGCTTCGTCGTCTTTTTAGGGACGCCACCGCTGCCAATCGTCGCACGGAACCCTGCGTCGGGCGCCGCCGCCGTCTCTCGGATAAATCTCTCGAGACACGCTTCTCCGCTAGAATCCCCAGTGGATTCTATCTCCGTCGAGAGATGAAATGTAAGATTGAGTTTGGTGAAGATTCCAGATACAGTATATACCATCGTCGCCGTAGATGCTTCTATTTCTTTATAATTCTCGTAGACAACACGCAATGCCGGAGTCTGGCACCGTCCCGCCGAGAGATTGGTGTGCGCAACATAGGTCCATAATACTGGGGATATTTTATACCCGACAATGAGGTCAAGCACTTGACGCGCCTGCTGTGCGAGGACGAGAGACATATTGATCACGCGGGGGGCGGCGACGGCGGCGCGGAGGGCCGGTTCTGTGATTTCGTGGAATATAATGCGCTTGGTGGTTGCGACTGGCAGATGGAAGACCTGGCAAAGATGCCAGGCGATGGCCTCGCCTTCACGGTCGTCGTCTGTGGCGAGGATGACTTCGCTGGCGTCGGCGATGGCGGCGCGGAGTTTCGCGACCTGGGCGTGCTTCGATGACATAATCGCGAACTTAATCGCGAATTCGCGGTCGACGTCGATGGATTTCAGACCGTCCGCAATCTCTCGGATATGTCCGAAACTGGCGAGACAGGTGTACTTGTCTTTGCCGAGGTAGGACTCGATTTTCTGGCACTTGGCGGGGGATTCGACGATGACGAGGGCGCGACCTGTGCCACGGGGGCGAGAGGCGGAGGCGGGGGTGGCAGCCGAGGCAGAGCCGGGGCGAGGAGCGTAGGCGGAGGCGGGGCGCGGAGTTGACGACGGCTTGATTTTGAACTTGGGAGGCATTGTGTATGTTGTAAATCATATACAAAATACGCATTCAATTTTATACTTGTTTGGATTTCTTTGATTTGCGGTTATTCATTTTACACGAGTAACTTCGCAGAGCCCGATTTCTTTTACTGCGTTTAGTATTCTTTTGGTATTTTTAATAATATTCTTCGTGTTTTTTTTCCTTCTTTATCTTTGTAATACTCCAAATCATTATTACAATCACAACACTTCTTACTTGTGTTGCATTCATTTATCGTTATTGTATCATATTTTTTATGAATTAAAAGAAAAACTTACTTAAAACTTGTCCATTTTAAATCTTCAAGGGTGTAAATATACGCGTTGAGTATACATCAACAAATATGAGTTTGTTTTCAATTAATTTTACTGATTTTGATCATGTTTTTTGCGAAGCATCTATTTACAATAGTGGTTATGAATACATGAACTCTGCTACTGCATTATTTATAAGTTTTGTAGGTATGTTTGGGTTATCTTATAATTCGTATCAGTCGATCAATCTTGATATGTTGTACTGTAGTTTAATTATCAACGGTATCGCGTCGTCTATCTATCACCATACACATTTTATAGGTTGGGGTCTTTTAGATAGATGCTCGATGATAAGCATTTCTACATATTGTTACAACATTTTTTTAGAGTTATTGATATCTAGAAAGTCAATACTCTTACATGTATTACAAGTAAAAGTAATCGTATATTTAACATATTTAAGTGCAATAACAGGTTTACATAATGAAACACTTTTTAACAACTTATTCGGGTTTTTCTTAGGTAGTATGCTGATTTTTTTAATATCATGTCGACTCAAAAATCCAAATATTCCAAAAAAAATATTTAATTATGGAGTAAAAGGCATTATGTATATTACTGTAGCCGGTATTAGTTGGATTATAACAGAAAATCTATGTGATAAGTATGTTGTTATGAAATATTTGTACGGACACTCGTTATGGCATATAGCAGTATCGTTAGGCGGATACTATCTTTCATTAATACCGATATATATGTATAAAAATAATGGTAGTATTAAACTCGAATATAAATACAATATTCCGTATATACCTTAGTCGTAGATCCACAAATACGGTTCATATCGATTATGTTTATTGTCATAAATAAAAACAAGACACGAAAAATAAAGAAAAACTATTTATAAGTTCTCATATAAAATAGGCTTTTTAAATGAGAAAAGGTGTAATTTTTCATTTATATTCATCTATTTCTGTTTTTGTAAGGCCAAAATGTGTTTTATTTTCCTTATCCATATATGTAGGAGTTTTTCTTGATGATGCGTATGATGATGGTGAGTATGATGATGCTGCCGGCGGTCTTGAATCTTTATCTAGATATGTGTTATATTTTTGTCTATTTTCTGAATTAGATAATACTTCATTCGCAGCGACTATTTTTGGGTTGCAACTTTGTATTTGTCATTATTTTTATCGGGATCACATATCAATGCTAACTTATGATACTGGGTTTTAAATTTTTTTCAGTTGATTGATGAGTAAGTCCTAGTACTTCATAATGTGTTGCCTCTAGTGGGGGGGGGGGGGGTAAAATTTCAATTCTTTCACATTCGTTATGGTGTGGTTGTGCTGACATTATTTTTTATATTATCATTATATAATTACAGTTGAGGTTGGAACATACTTTTCATACAATGAATTCCGTATCCGCATCCGCCTCCCCAAACGCCTCCGCCTCCTCCCGATGGTATAAATCCTTGAACCAATCCCCCCTCACTCCACCCAGCTGGGTCTTCCCCATCGCGTGGACGACGCTGTATATACTCATCATTGCGTCCGGCGTGGTATTCCTCTCCGCACCGTCAACGACCATTCGCGCCGCCGTGCGTTCTCCCGGATTCTTCTATTATTGCGCGGCGTGGGTGCTGAATCTCTCGTGGTCCCCGCTGTTCTTCACTCTCCAACGTCCTGACCTGAGTTTCGTCGTGATTCTCGCAATGCTCACGTGTATCGCACTGAATATCCGCGCGTTTTATCCAGTATCCCGCCTCGCGGCGTATTTACTCGTCCCCTATCTCGCGTGGGTCTCGTTTGCGACCTACTTGAACGGGTATATCTTCTTTATGAATCCGGCGAGGAGGGGTGTGTAGACGCATCCGCTGCGGCCTGCGCCGCCTTGAACTCCGCCCATGTCAACTTCTTCTCTGGAATCGCCGGACGCGATGTCTTCGCCGCCTTCGTCGCCGCACGTTTTTCCTTCGCCGCCTGCTCCGCGTCTAAATTCTCCGCCCGCTTCAGCGCGCTATCCACGTAAATACTCTTCAAGATTTTACCAACTTTAAATGACCCTTCGTGTTGGTCGAGCTTCCCGTCCTCAATCTCTCGGAGGACACGAATCATTTGCATCAGGAGGTTTAGGTCAATCTCGCCCGATTTCAGGCGGTTGAATAAATCCGTATAGAACTTAAAGAGAAATGCGCATCGAGAGACGCACATCGCGTCAAATTGCTTCGGGTTGGATTTGGCTAAACGCCCGTAATCGCGCTTGAGTTGTATCATTGTCGTGACATCCTGGTAAATTTGTGAACTGTGTTTGACACGGCGAATGACTTCGGTGTGGTCTTCTGTTCCATTGGCTTCAATCAGTTTTTGTAGGTGAATACGCTGTTCGGGGTCCATTCGCGTGCGTCGTGTATATACTACACAGACAGTATTTACATCATTTTCAAACGCGTGTCATTATTTTATGATGGTTATGTATAAATAACCCAAAAGAAGTAAAATGTCATTGAACGTTCAACAAGCACCCCAAGCACCAAGTTATACCGCAAACTCGATCAGTGTTCCCGCACATATCGCAACACCTCAAGCAACAATGGAGTCTGTCAAGGCGCAACAGGGTCAATTGAATGCGGTGAATACACTTTCAGGAGGTCGTAGGCGTCAAGGGCGCAAGAGTCGCGGTCATCGGTCATTTATTCGCACCTATAAAGGTCGTCAATATCTTCCAGAACAAAAAGGCGGTTCATCAGAAGCGAGCACAGGCGGCGCAATTCCAATACCACAGGTAGGGTCACCGTGTTCGAGTGGACCGCAATGCGCCGGCGCACAAAACGCGCAATTCACCGCAATTCATAATCAAGCAAAGTCCAATAGCATCAATGACGCATACGCGACACAACAGGGCGGCAGCAGCACTCGGCGTCGTGGCAGCAAAAAGGTGCGATTTAGTCACGGGACACAACGCCATCGCTCGGTTCGCCGCCGCCCCCGCCACGACCAATCTCTCACAACGATTATCGCCTATAACATTAAGAAGGTCTTGCGCAAGGTCTTTACATAAACACTCGGTCGTCTGGTGCGTGCGACTGCCACGAGTGGGATATTATATGCGTATACTATAACGGAAGACGAAATTCGTCATAGTATTACATAACAACAAAATGAAAGCAGCTGATATCGCATTCACAATCCTTATTATTGTCGTATTTCTTGGTCTCTATCTATCCAATATTTTAGCGATTGGAATGAAAAAAGTAAAAGACAATTGGCCGTTATACCGTTGTAGTCCCGCGGTAATGCCATTTGCGAAATTTTTCGGACACGATGTTCAGGATAACTTCATGCAGTGTATTCAAACCACCCAAAGCAGTTATATGGACTACTTGATGATGCCGCTCAATCACGTGATTTCATTGGTGGGGTCAGTTGCTACCAAAATTGTGAAAGACACAGAGAATATTCGCGGCTTCATTGGTGGTTTGCGTGATAAGATTATGTCGATATTCAAGAACATTTTTGGAATCTTCAATAATATCATCATCGGGTTTCAACGTATTATCATTGCGATGAGAGATTTAGTGAATAAATTGGCGGGCATTTTTTCCACATTGATGTTTGTTTTATCGGGGGCGATGATGGTGATGAAAAGTTTATGGGGCGGTATATTCGGGCAAATGGTGAGGTCGCTTAAGAGATAATATCGTATCGCCTCGTCTTCGTCGCTTCGTCACTCGCCGAAGGCTCGCGACTCCGCGACTACGCTCGGCGGTTCTTCGCCGTATCTCTCGCCGTATCTCTCGCCGTATCTCTCGCCGTATCTCTCGCCGTATCAGCACAGCCGCCGAGCCGAAAATCTAACCATTTATTATAACCCCACGTGATTCAAATACTAAAATCCACACAATGGCATACGAACGCGGCGCTATTATGTTCGCGCATTCCGCACTCATCGGTATCGCAATCTACTTGGTGATGCGATTCATCTTTAATCAACCCGCACTTGTAGCAGAAGACCGTTCTATTGTCATTGCCGCATTTGTTCTCATCTATATGGTGATGTTCGGTCACGGTATGCCAGGGGCGATGAATAAGAATCTATCGTTTCTATAAGTATGGTGGACGCCGTCTTATCACTTATTATTTCCACCGCAAAAGATTACTTCGTAGATTTAGGTTCTTTATCCCGTAATATTGGAAATCGAGCCCTACGACAAGCAGGTGAGACCGGTGGCAAATCATTTCTATCATCATTGCTCGATTATGCGAAACAAGGGTCAGCCGGCCATCAAGAAAAATTAGAAAAACTTCGAAAACAACCGATTATTGAACGTCTCAATTATTTATATGGAGACAAAACATTTACAGGACAATACGGTATTGACATCATTAAGGTATGTATTGTCATATTTCTCTTTGCGTGCGCAATCACATATTTCGAAATTCAAAATAAACTCCAAGAAGTCAAACTCAACTGGCCCGAATATCGTTGTCGCCCCGATGTTATGCCATTTGCTGGCTGGATTAACGCACCGGAAGGTGTCGCGCCATTGGAATACACCCGACAAAATTTTGTACAGTGTAGCGCGAATCAGACCAAGGGTATATTCGAACGTCCGATGAGTATGGTATACAATATTTTCAATGTCGTAATGGGAATCTTTAAGAATATTTTGGAGGTGATTGAACGGTTTCGTATATTATTTAACAAAATGCGCGAGACCATTAAAAACCTATTTCTCGCCATCTTCAACCGAATTCAAAACATCATCATTCCAGTTCAGGTGATGCTAATCAAAATGGTGGATTTCTTTGAAAAGATAAAAGGTATACTGGCAACATTTTTACTTACATTTGTAGGTGTATTATGGTCATTTTATTCACTCATTGGTTCCATTTTTGAATTGGTGATTATAATATTGGTGATTATGATTGTGGTGATTATCGTTTTGTGGTATATCCCGTTTATAGGATTTTGGTTGGCGATTGCGGCGATTATTGTTTTTCTCGCGATCGCAATACCCTTGATTATGTTAGGAATCGTATCGCGTCAAATTACAAAACGTCGAACGAGCCGTATTCCTTCGCCGTAGGATTTAGGATATCTCCCACCCTTCCAAGGCTTGCCTGCCATACGAATAATTATCTAGTCTTTTATTATATCAGCAGAATGAACTATAAAATTATTTTACTTCTTCTCGTCGCATTGTTTATTGGCGCAAACCTCTTATGTAGTTGTTGCCGATACCCGGTGTTTGACTATATCATTGGTAATCCATCCCGTGAGGGCCTCATTGATAACAAGGATGTTGGAACACCTGGTTCTACCGCTTCCGTGAAGAAAGCCGAAAGCGATAAAGCCGCGGTTATATCAAGCGGTCAACCGATTCCGTCCGTTGTAGGCGCTGCTACGGCTGCGTCCGGGAAAAAGGAAGGTATGCTTGATATGGGCGGATTACCTACCGTCTTTCAGAAGGGGTTAGAAGTCGTCAGTGGTAGTATCGGAGGCGGGCCTCCTCCACGCGAAGAACAGATTCCGGTTACCACCGCAAAGAAAGAAGGTATGGCGGTGATGGGGTCTGATATCAACGAGGTTCAAAACGGCGATATCGCAGGAATGTGGGTGACCAAAGCGAATACCTACGCTTCTGAATTCGGATACGGGAATATCAATAATACTGGCAGCGCGTATACTGCGGATGAACCCTTGAAAAATGGCGAGATGGTTATCTTTGCGAAGAATAAGTTCAAGCCTGAATGCTGCCCGGCACCGTATTCATCTAGCACGGGTTGCGCTTGTATGACCCCGGAACAAATCCAGTTCTTGAATACTCGCGGTGGAAACCGCACTTCCGATTCAGGTGTCTAACCAAATATTATTTATGATTTCACTTACCTTCTTTTTTACGCAATAAAAAAAAGGTAACCGCTTCTTGTTTCTTACCTAGTCGGCCTTTCCCTCCGCCGCATCGCCGCTCCCCCCGCCGATATACTTTTACAAATACAAATTCAAATTCACGCGCTTTTCTTCATTTGCCTGCTTCACCAACTTATCGACAACTTCGTTTGTTACCTGAAATGGGAATGCGACCTTCAGTGACATCTCTTTCTCAAACAGCGGCGTGTCTGGTTTGATGAGACGATACAAGTTCAATTTGCGATGGACCACCTCTAGGCATCGCTTGAGATTGCGAACGCCTTCTTCCTTCTCGGTATAATTCTCTACAATGTGCTCGATGACCGTGTCCGGAATCGCGATGTCCCCTTCACGAAATCCGACTTGTGCGCAAATCTTGGGGATGAGATACTTCTGCGCGATCTGCGTCTTGTCCTTCTTGTTATATCCTGTTGTGTTAATACGATACATCCTGTCCAGCAGAATGGGATTCACCTTGCTTTCGTCGTTGTAACTGAAGATGAAGAGACACTTGCTCAAGTCAAAGTCGATTTCCGCAAAGTAGCGGTCGTGGAACTGCGAGTTCTGACTCGTGTCGGTAAGGTGTGTCAGGATGCCGACGATTTCCTCACCCTTCGCGGTCTCGCTGATCTTGTCGAGTTCATCGAAGTAGATGACAGGATTCATTGAACCACACTGGATGATGATTTCCACGATTTTGCCCCAGGTGCTGCCTTCATAGGTGTAGGAGTGGCCCTCCAGGAAACTGCTGTCCGTTGCGCCGCCGAGCGCAATGAAGGCGAAATCACGGCCGAGGATTTTGCTGATACCTTCTTTCACGAGCGACGTCTTACCGGTTCCCATCGGACCCTTGATGGCGATGGCACTTCCCATTGCGGTGGGGTTGGAAATCCACTGACCGACCATCTGCATAATCTGGAGTTTCGCGTCATTGAGTCCGTAGACGGCGGTATCCAGTGTGGTCTTGGACGCCTCCATAAACTCGCTACAACGCGCCAGTCCGTCTTCAATGGTCAGAGGGAGATTCTTGGTTTTCCCGAAGGGAATCTTCATAAAGGTATCTACCCAGTTCTTCACCTTGTAATACTCACCGCATCCTGGCTCCATATGACGCAACGAATTGATTTTTCGCATTGCGATGGCCTTGAAGGCGATGGGGATGTCGGTTTCCAAAAGGGACAGTCGGTAGGGTTTCTGAATGATACTGACCGCGTGGATTTGCTTCAAGTCGGCGATGACTTTCTGCTGTTCTGCGCTCGTCATATGACGGCGGAAGTAGCGAAGGTCGTTGGTGGAATTCTTTTTTCGCAGGAGTGTTTTGAACTCTTTGACATTGAGTTTGTCGCGTTTCTTTTCGTCGTTGCGAAGTTGCCGCTCGATATCCGCTTGCTTTTGTTTCATTTCTTCCAATTGCTTCTTCATAAACTTGTTGTTTCCAAGCGTTGGATTCGTGGCCATTGTCTCGGTGAGGGATTGAATCGTTTCCTTGATATCTGCGAGTTTCTTCTTGTTCTTTTCACAGCGTTGTTCCATTGCTTTTTGTTGCTTCTTGTGACGGGCAATTTCGGCTTCACTGCTGGTATCGCTTGCGTCGTCGTCGTCGTCGTCGTCGTCGTCATCGCTATCGTATTCACTGTCGTAGTCACTGTCATCGTCGTCGCTGTCGTCATACTCACCGTCATCGTCGCTGTCGTCGTCGTCGTCGTTGTCCTCGCTGTCGCTGTCGCTGTCGTCGTCATCATTGTCGTCGCTGTCGTCATCATTGTGTCCGTCGCCGCTGTCATCTTCACCGCTCTCTTCTTGGTAATCACTGTCACTGTCATCGTCATTTTCTTGATTCTCGTCATATTCCTCTTCTTCGTCTTCATTGGTGTAAACATCGTCGTCGTTTTTCGATTTACGACGATCACGATCACCACCACGATTACGACGCGACGCCTTTTCTTTTTTCTTTTTTCCATCACTCGCAATCGCAGCCGCAATCACAGATGACGCAAGCGCTTCGGCGATTTTTCCAACAACCATATTGGCTGCCGCAGTTTTGGTTTTGTTTGTAATTCCGCTGCCGTGTTTGATATTTTTTCTTTGAATCGGAGGGAGTGACACTGAAACCGAGGAGGAATCGCCGCCGCATCCTTCCGAATCAGAACCGGATGATGAATCAGATGAATGATTCTTCTTATCGCGGTCATCATCATCGCGATGCTTCTTATACGTGGGAACCGGCGCCGCACCTCCACGACGCGATCTCTTGTTATTCTTCTTGATGATAAATGGTGTCATTGATTTGAAATTGAATTCGCTGATGTATGGATCGAATGAAAAAAGTCATTTCAATTTTTTCCATTTCCATAAAATTGAAAACAATCTAAATATTGTTGTAGGTATATAAGAAGACCGAACACAAAAGGTTTCACATAATGGCGACATCAACGACAATGACAACACCCGTTTCAAAAATCATTGGCATACAATTTAGTATTATGTCACCTGAAGAAATATTGAAAGGATCCGTCGCTGAAATAACCAATCGTGAGACGTATGTGAATAATAAACCTGTGATTGGTGGGTTATTTGACCCACGAATGGGTCCGATTGATCCCGGTGTTGTATGCCCTACGGATGGATTGGACTATATGAAATGCCCTGGATACTTCGGACACATCAACCTCGCGCGCCCCGTATTCTACTACCAATATCTAGGAACGATCATCAAGATTCTGCGCTGCGTGTGTATCAAGTGTAGTGCGCTACGTATCAGCAAATCGGCGAATAAACAACTCCTATCATTGCCCGCCGATGAGAGATGGAGTCACGTATTCCGAATCGCCAGCAAAATCAAACGCTGCGGTGAAGATACTGATACCGGCTGTGGCTGCCTTCAGCCCACCAGAATTACAATGAAGGCTGGTCTCGGCAAAATCTACGCGGAATGGGACAATGTCAAAGGAATTTTAGAAGAGACCACTGCCACCACACTTGCTGGAAGCGCGGCAGAATCCGACAAGGATGGGTCGCTGTCGATGAAACTCACGCCTGAAATCGTGATTAAAATCTTCCGCCGAATCAGTGATGAAGACGTCGAGTTTATGGGGTTCAGCCCTGTGTTCTCACGACCAGATTGGATGGTTTGCCAGGTTCTCGCCATTCCGCCACCCGCTGTCAGGCCTTCCGTGAAGATGGACGGTTCCCAGCGCAGTGAGGATGACATTACGCACATCATTGTGAATATTATCAAGGCCAATACGACGCTTCAAGACAAAATCAACGAGGGCGCGCCAGCCAATGTCATCGATGGTTGGCATATGATGCTCCAGTATTACGTCGCCACCCAAGTCAACAACAATATCCCGGGTTGCGCTCCAGTCGCGCAGAGGTCAGGTCGCCCCCTGAAATCCATCCAAGAGCGTCTAAATGGGAAGACGGGGCGCGTGCGCGGGAACCTGATGGGAAAACGTGTGGACTTTTCGGCGCGTTCGGTGATTACACCTGACCCCAATCTATCCATTCGCGAACTCGGTGTTCCGTTGAAAATTGCGAAGAATATCACGAAGCCGGTGGTCGTCAATGACCGGAATAAGAAGTTCCTGCTTCGGTTGGTTCGCGCGGGCCCGGATGAGTATCCCGGCGCGAAAATCCTGGAGCGGAAGACGGGCGAATCCATCTCGCTTCGTTATGCTGACCGCGCGAATATTACATTGAATAATGGCGACATCGTTCATCGTCATATGATGGACGGCGACGCAATTCTCTTCAATCGTCAACCCACACTTCATCGAATGAGTATGATGTGTCACATTGCGCGCGTGATGTATCAGGGAGATACATTTCGTATGAATGTGGGTTGCACGAAACCTTATAATGCGGATTTCGATAAACATCTCTGTCGGAAACAGGAGGCGTGAAAAGCGTGTTACCTCCTAGTCAAAAGTTATTAAAGTTATAAGTATTATATTAATAATGACGTGTCACCACCCGAATATACATTTATCAAATGAAATTTTATGCGATTCAACAAAAAGATATTGTGAGATTTACAAAATACAAAACAAAACCACAAATAAGGTTTATGTTGGTCAAGCAGTATCTCACATATTGAACCATAACAAATATCGACCATACGGTCATATTGGGCGGTTTAAAACTCATATTTCAGAAGCATTTTCAAGCAAAAAATATCAATCACATTATTTGAATAATGCTATTCGTAAATACGGTAAAGACGATTTTACGATAGCTATTTTAGAATATTGCGATGTTGAAAATGCCAATGAAAGAGAGAAATATCACATAATTTCAAACAACTGTATGTTTCCGTATGGTTATAACCTAAAAATTGGAGGACAATCAGATTTTACACATTCAGAAGAAAGTAGAAAAAGAGTGTCAAACGGGTTAATTAATCATTACAAAGATACAAAATATATTCGTTTCAAGGATATTCAGTTGTCTTCATTCAAAGATAATGTTGATGATATGATAAAGCCTTTGAATCGGTATAATATTCAGTATGGTTGGTATGTCTATATTAATAAAATCAAAACTGATTTTGGCGGGGTCCATCTGACTTTAGAAGAAAGTAAGAAGATGGCTGTTGAATTCATATATAACTTAAAAAAACAACTTTTGGCGAAACACCCTGTTGCTGGAAACCCCTTAGAGTCTTTACTACCACTTTCAGACGGAAACGTCTGCGAGGAACTCGTTTAATTGACGAACCCAACGGTAATAATGTAAAGAATTGGGCAATCAGCAGTGTTACTTCCTACGGTCGCGTGGTAGACTATGGAAGGCACTCAGAGACTGAACCGGTGTTGGTGTGCGATGATGAACTAGCCATTCTGAGCGCGTCTATGATACAGTCCAGCCTCTTGGGAAACCTTGAGGATATTCATCGGGAGATGAAATGAACCTACATATGCCACAAGATGATGAGTCCGAGATTGAGTTGCGCCACCTGGCCGCAGTTCCCTACCAACTCATCAGTCCGGCAAACAATAACTCGATTATCGGCGTCTTCCAAGACTCGCTGATTGGGTCTTATTTGTTTACACGGGAAAATATCCGCTTCACACCGCGTGAAGCAATGAACCTGCTTGCGGCATATCCCCGCGTGAACGAGACCGCATTTAAGAGCGGCGAAGACATCACCAGTTTTGACGTTCTTTCACAGATTCTGCCACCCCTTACGCTGAAATACAAAAAGAAGGCATTCGGCGAGAAGAATCCCAATGAAGACTATGCCACGTCAAACAATGTCGTCGAAATCAGGAACGGCCGAATGTTGCGCGGCCAAATTGACAAGAGTGTGCTTGGTGGCGGCGGCGTGGGTCTTATCCAGCGCGTCTGTAACGATTTCGGAAATATCGCCGCTGCGGACTTCATCGATGGACTCCAGAATATTATCACGGAATATATGAAATCGCACGCATACAGTGTCGGAATCAGCGACCTTATCGCGAACAAGACGACCAATACACAAATCGTGGATGTGATTACAAAGAAGAAGACGGAAGTGAAGAACTTAATCGACCAGGTTCATCTGGGGATTTTCGAGAACAAGACTGGGAAGTCAAATGAGGCGGAGTTCGAGGCGAAAGTATCGAATATTCTGAATTCTGCGACGAGTGAAGCAGGGAAAATCGGAATCAACAGTCTGAACGCTGCGAACCGGTTCGTCGGGTTGGTGTTGTCTGGGTCAAAAGGAAGTGACCTCAATATTTCGCAGATGATTTCGTGTCTGGGACAACAGGCCATTGAAGGCAAGCGTATATCTTACGGATTTGACAGCAGGACGTTGCCGCATTTCAATAAGTTTGACGATGGACCATTGGCACGTGGATTCATTGAGAGTTCGTTTATTTCGGGATTGTCGCCGGAGGAGCTGTTCTTCCACGCGATGGGTGGTCGTATCGGTTTGATTGATACGGCCGTGAAATCCGTCACGTGGGAGACACCGATTGTTGTCATCGAAAACGAAGTTCCCAAATACGTCAAGATTGGGGAGTGGATTGATGCGCACATCGACACCACCGCCGCTACTGCCAGTAGGATTAAGTATATGACCGAGCAGAATATGGAATACTTGGAGTTGTCACACCCGATTAAAATCGTCACGATGGATTATGACGGAAATGTATCGTGGGAGACCATCACCGCAGTCACGCGTCACGACCCGGGAGAGAAGTTATTCAAAATCAAAACCAAGGCGGGGCGTTATGTTACAGTTACTGCGAATAAGTCGCTTCTCGTTTGGAATGAAGAGCTCAAGCAGTTCCGCGAGAAGTATACGGAGGAAATCCGGGTGGGAGACTTTGTTCCTGTTGCGAAGAACGTGTGTGATTACCGGGCGACGGATGGCGATGCGGGAGCGTCTTCGTTTATGGAGATATCAATGGAAAAATACTTGCCAAAAACCAAATATGTATACGGTTCTGAACTGTGTAAGGCAGTTACTTTAATGAAACAAGCAATGGGTGATGATAGAGCGAAGATTCCGGTCAACTGGTGGAATGAAAATAATAACAATACATTTGTTCTTCCCTATCCTAGCAAGGCGCGTCTTCAGAGAGCAGTTGTTCGTTCAAATATTGAAAATATCTCACAGGACGGAGTATATTCATATAATGGAAGCAGACAGCACGCAATTATTCCCGAAACCTTTGAAATGAACTTTGAAAATGGTGTGTTTATCGGGTTATTTATCGCAGAAGGAAATATTCACAATTCAAGGATTACTATCACAAATAACGATGAAACAATTCGGGCCTTTGTGAAAGGTTGGTTCTCCAAGTTCAATATTCAATGCGTCGAAAGAACTAGGATAAATAAAGCCAATGGCACAACCACGACAGTCGTTGGTGCTTCTTCTATAATGGCAGAGTTCATTACGAAATTGGTCGGACACGGTGCCGAACACAAGCACATACCAAACGAAGCATACGTTTCAAACATTGAATTTGTTAAGGGTATACTGAGTGGGTATATTTCAGGAGATGGTTACGTTTCGCCGAATTCAATCAATTCATCGTCTTGTTGTGAACGACTGACAGAAGATATCGCGTTTCTGTGTTCTAGATTGGGTGTTTTCGCAAAGATATCAAAGTCTCAACTCAGTAAAAACAATTTTGGAACAGAGAATATCAAACCGGCATATCGTTTGTCAATCCGCGCTTCTAATGGAGAGCGATTTTCCGAGCAAATCACTCTTCTCCATCCGGATAAAAATCGTAAAATGAAATCAATCGTTTGGACTGACAAACTCGACAAGGTCCGCACCCTCAACGATGTCATCCTAGACGAAATCATTGAAATGACAATGGTTGACCCCGCACTCCACCCGAAGATGTATGATTTGACAATTCCAACGACGTTGAACTTCGGGCTTGCAAATGGTCTTCAAGTCCGCGATACCAGTCAGACAGGATATATCCAGCGCCGTCTCATCAAGGGTATGGAAGATTTGAAAGTGGAATACGATATGACCGTCCGCAATGGTAAACAACGTATCGTTCAGTTCTCGTATGGCGATGACGGTATCGACACGATTAAGGTCGAGAACCAGTCTCTCCCCCTCGTCGCGATGAGTCTCGATGAAATCTACGCACACTTCCATATGCCACTTGACAACTCAAGTGAGACACAAGAAAGCGCAGTCACCGCGTTTACCAAGACCGCTTATGCGAAGATGAAGAAAGAGAAGGCGACGACAATGAAGAAAATCCGCGACCTCATTGACTATATGATTGAAATGCGCGACCTCATTATTGAACGCGTTTTCAACCGCACAGATAACAAGAATGTCCAGATGCCGGTTTCGTTTACACACATCATCAACAATGTCCAGGCGCAACAACAAATCAACCAGAATTCAATGGTGGATATTACGCCGCTGGAGGCGATGGATATGATATCTGCTGGATTCCGTCAATTAGAGAACCTATATTACACACCACCAAGTCTACTGTTCAGAGTAATGTATTATTATTATCTGTCTCCGAAGGAACTCCTCCTGATCAAGCGATTCAATAAGAGCGCGTTATCCATCCTCATCAGCGTGATCAATCTTCAGTATAAGCGCTCCATTGTTGCGCCAGGTGAAATGGTGGGAATGGTGTCGGCGCAGAGTATCGGTGAACCCACAACTCAGTTGACACTGAACACGTTTCATTCTGCGGGTGTTGCGTCCAAGTCTAATGCTACGCGTGGCGTGCCGCGTATTGAAGAAATCCTGTCGCTATCTGAGAACCCAAAGAATCCATCGATTACTGTTTACTTCAAGGAAGATGATGAAAGCACACCGGAGCGTGTTCAAGAGTTTATCCCCTTGATCGAACATACCAAACTCGCAGAGGTCGTGGATACGATTGAAGTCTGCTTTGACCCGGATGACCTGAATACATTGGTAGAACAAGACCGTGAAGTGATGTCGCAATATCAAGAATTTGAAAAATTAATGGAAGAGTGTGTGCGTGATTCTATCATTGCTGGAACGGCTGGCGTTCCGGAGGTGCCTGGTGGTGGCGCAGCGTCGGCGGCGGCGGTGGGCGGCGGCAGTGGCAGTGGCAGTGGCAGTGGCAGTGGCAGTGGCGGTGTGAACGGAGCGTCAAGCAAATGGATCATTCGCATCAAGATGAACCCAGAGGCGATGCTTGACAAGAAATTAACGATGGATGATATTCACTTCGCAATCAAGAATAGTTATGGTGCGGAAGTGTCGTGTGCGTTTTCGGATTATAATGACGACAATCTCGTATTCCGCCTGCGTATGGAGAATCTCATTCAACACAAGAAGGCGGGTGGTAGTGGTAGCGGCGCTGGAGGTGCTGGTGGTTCTTCTGCGTTTGGCGCAGGCGCAGGCGCAGGCGGTAGCAGCAGTGGCCACAAACAAAACCCACTCGACCAATCCGATCACATTTATATGATCAAGTCATTCCAAGACCAACTTTTGAATAATATCGTGCTTCGCGGTGTAAAAGGAATACGAAAAGTGATGTTGCGTAAAATCAAAAACACGCTTACGAAAGCGGACGGTGTGTATACCAAGAAAGACAGTTGGGTTTTGGATACCACCGGCACAAATTTGATTCATATGCTTGGGCTCGATTATATTGATACCAAGCGCACGATTAGCAACGACATTCAAGAAGTATACCGTGTATTCGGTATTGAAGCCGCTCGACAAGCCATTTATAATGAACTCACAGAAGTGTTTGATGATTCGCCCATCAATTATCATCACGTATGTTTACTGTGTGACCGTATGACAGTCTCATCATCGATGATATCCATCTTCCGCCACGGAATCAACAGTGATGATATCGGGCCGATTGCGAAGGCGTCGTTTGAAGAAACGCCCGAGATGTTCTTAAAGGCTGCGCGACACGCAGAATTGGATCCGATGCGCGGTATATCCGCAAATGTGATGTGTGGGCAGGAAGGATATTATGGAACAAGCGCATTTCAGGTTCTCGTGAATATGGACGAAATCTTGAAACAAGAGGCGGTAGAGTATCGTCATACCGACGACAATGAAGAGATTGAAGCCGCATTCAAGGCGAACTCGTCGGTAGGTTTGGATACCGATAAGTGCGGTATTCCGAAAATCGCGATTCAGTCGTGCGTCGATAATGTGAAGCGGGTTCAACTCGGAAAAGTGGATGATGATTATGATATCGGATTCTAAACGCGGTGACGGCGGCGGTGTCTCGTCGTGGGTGTGGGTGTGGATCTGTATTTCCAAGATTGAATGCGACGCAGACGCCGATGCCGACGCCGACGCCGACTTCGACTCTGTTGATGATGACCACCGATGAGTCGAATCCCCATAGTCATACCGCTACCGCTACCGCTACCGCTACCGCTAGTTACGCCGTCAGTGCCTAGCCCACCGAGCGCACTACCTACCAGTCCACCTGCCAGTCCACCTGCCCCACCCGGTGACATCAATTGGTTCATTGCGTGCGCTGCAAATCCGAGTGGATTGCTTAATGATGGTTTACACGAATACCGTGGATTTATTTTATCATAGATTGAAAACCCATTATCAATTATATACCCCATCGGACACGTTGGTTCTCCACCGTTTTTATCGGGAATGGGTCGAGGGGGCTTTTCGCCACCGATTTGTGGTGTTTTTTTCTTTAATGTCCTTCTCGCCATTACAATATTGTAATAATGTAATATTGTAATATTGTAATATTGTAATATTGTAATATTGTAATAATGTAATATTATAATATTACACATATATACTAAAATTATGTATCAAATCAGAACCGCATTTGTCCGTTAAGGTTTATAAATACGTCTTCACCACGATACACACGCGAATAGAATACGAATTCGTTAGTTCATTACTGGGTTGGCCTGGCCTCATCCGCCCATCTGGACGACACGGCGATTGCGGCGACTGCGGCTACGGCTGCGGCTACGGGTGGTGCTGCGCGATTTTTGGCGGCGCGATGGTGCTTTTGAAGAAGCAGATTTACGGCGGCGACTGATGTTTGGCATTTATATAGTACAAAGGCAAAAATAGTATTTGAATTTTATCCCCCCATTATTATTCTATCAACTCTTCGATTTCTTTCACCGCGTGACATATCCTAAATCGATGATACCACCTTTTTGAAATCAACGGCAATACTTCGAGTTGGACAAGTTTAAAACTCGTATCCAATAATCCAATCGCCATCTGCTCTTCGTTGCCTTTTAATGTGAGTGTAAACACTGACTTCAAAATAAAATGAAGGAGTAACATTACGTGTTCTTTTGATACATAAAACCGATACACCTTTCCTTGATTGATATTGTTAAATGACCGAATAATAAAATATACGAGTTGATTGAATTGGGGTGCGTCATTGATGTCTATTTTACCATCCGAGAGAATCTTATTGAAACCTGTCTCGAGAATGTAGTTCAACTTATCCCGTATTCCATCTTCACATACATACTTTTTAAGACTTTCCAATTCTTGACGATTCAATTGGTCTTTAAATTCATCAAAAACGCGTTCAATTTGATTGATTGCTAAAGTGGGTTCGCGTAAAATATTATGTAGTTTTGTTCGTAAAAATGGAATCGTGAATATCAAATTAAATGTGATGTCCTTCGCGAAGTGAAAAAGAGAGAGTTTCGTCTTTTTGATTTCGGGGTCATCATCGTCGTAGTCGATTGCGGTATCTTTGTCTTCTTCTTCTACAATGATTTTGGTATTTGTTGTAATGATAGAACGGTGTTTTGGTGTGGTTTTCGCACTTGATACTTGTGCTTGCTGTGCTTGCTGTGCTTGCTGTGCTTGCTGTGCTTGCTGTGCTTGCGGAACCGGTGTATGTGATGGAGAGTTCGCGCGTGCCTGTGCCGATGCCTGTGCCGATGCCCGTGCTGGCGCTTGTGCCGGTGTCCGTGCCTGTGCCTGTGCCTGTGCCTGTGCCTGTGCCGGTGCTGGCGCTTGTGCCGGTGTCCGTGCCTGTGCCTGTGCCTGTGCCGGCGCTTGTGCCGGTGCCGGTGCCGGTGCCAGTGCCCGTGCCTGAATTGGATTCGGAACAGAAATAGAAACATCTGATCGTTTGGTGGAAACAGATGGTGTTGGCGAGTGTTGTGTGTTACGAAGTATCGTTTGGTTCATAACATCGGTCATTGCGGACTGATTGATGTTTTGAATCATCTGCTCCGTCGGAACACTTGTTATCGCTGCTGCGTGACTCATCGGCGCGAATGCCATCATATCAGGAATATCAAAGACATCATTTACATTGACAATCTCTTCATTCGGAACAATAATTTGATTTCTTGTAACAAGGTCAGCCGTTATGTTGAATGTATTCATTCCCTATATATCATTCGCTTTATTTTATTGAAACATCGCAGTGTCCGTATTTTCAGGAAGGGCGGCGGCAGCAATAGGCGGTTCTGTGAATGTAAATACGCGCTTCTTGTGTTTAATCAGCGACAATTTGAAATTCTGAATATACTCTTCAATCCGTAAATCACGTGTGTCATAATTCTCAATCTTGTTGCGTATATTCAACGAAAGGAATTCAAGAGGAATCGTAAGAAGTGATATATCATTGTGTTTGACTTCAATGAGTCCATAACGCGTAGGAATATCTTGTGTCACGGTGAAGGGATGGATGAAAAAATAATTATTGTAGCCGTAAATTGCGTCATTGCCACCGTATAGAACCATCATATTTTCACCATTTTCGCTTAATAATGACTGAGAGATCAAGGCGATGGGTATCTTGAAATACATCGCTAAAATCCATATATCAATATTTGTCAAAAAGTAGTTTTCGCTTTGAATGATTTGCGGCAAGGTTGCGCGTCCTTCTTGAATCAGATTCGCGTATTTCTTCATTCCATATCCATTCAGAATCATCGTCAGTTTTTTATCAAGACCTGATTCTGAGAGTTTCCCATATTCGGAGACCAGAATGCTCTTAAGTCGTGGAATCGTCATTTCCGCAAGTTCATCGACGTGTTGTATACGGCAGTGTTCACAAACGAAATAATTACACTGACGGCACAGATAATCGGTCTGGTCGCTGCCTATGGATTCGCGGCATTTTCCACATATCTCTGATTCAGGTTCAGCGGGACCACTTTGTTTATGAGGAACACAACTATGCCCACTGGGACATTTGGACGCATTTTGCGCGACAACCCGTAATATTGTAAGAATTACATCAAATGAACATTCGTTGCTTTCATTCGAGAACAAGATTTCATATGCGTTTTCGCTTTGAAAAAACTCTTTGCGCATTTTTTCGGTGATTTTACGTTTGGATACTTGATGACAGAAATCAAGAATGTGGTTGATTTCATTTACTTGTAATCCGGTAGTGGCGGCAGCGGCAGCAGCGCCGGATGTGGCGGCAGCGGCAGCAGCGCCGGATGTGGCGGCAGCGGCGCCGGATGTGGCGCCGGATGTGGCGGTGGCGGTGGTGGCGGCAGCGGCACCGGATGTGATTTCCAAATAGCGGTCAATATATTCTTTTCGATAGACCGGATCATAATTCTGAACTCCACGGGCACCTGCGTTACTTGGAGCCACTGTATAAAAGTTCGTCTGAAATACATACGGATTTTCGTCAGCGGGTTCCATATTTTCAAAATACTCTTGCGTGATAAATGATTCCAACAGGATAATCTCATCTTCTTGAAGATTATATTTGATGTCTTGGAATGAAATATATTTGGTGGGCTCAAACATAAAGAGTTTCACGCGCTCATAGCGTATCATTTCATCTGCCACTTTGCCAAAATACGCGACTTCATTGTCAATATCCGGATACATCAAATTACGCTGTGGAATAAGCAATTTACAAAATCCACCTGTTTCTTTCAAGCAGTAACTCTTCTTTCCACACGTGTCATCATCATTTGTAATACAACCAGATATTTCACCCACCATTTTCAGGGTCGTTTTACTATACCGAATGAACGCCACATATTTCGCAAGCATTTGCTTTAAATGCGCGATAATTTGCGACAGTTTGTTCTGATAAAGCACAAATGGTGACGCAATGAGTTTTTCAATATCGTCCTTTTTGGCTTTGTTTTCCGGTCGGTTCAATACATTCCGAGCCGTATTGCGAAATACATTATAGAAATTTGTTTCCAACCGGATATTACGGATGTATCTCTCGCGTGTTTTATCGCGGGAAGCTTCGGTGGAGCCAGCAAGCGCAACTTCTTTATCCGCAATGAGATGATTACTTTCTGTAATCGTGGGTATCCCGTCATCTTGGTTGAGTTGTGGATCTTTGTCTATATTGACTTGAATAAATTGGTTTGTTTCCGTAATGACACCAACGATAAGCCCGTCCTCTACGACTTTTACTTTTACGCGGCAATAGAGATCCTTCTTGGTTGTCTTTTTGATTTGTCGCGCGACAGTTTCAAAGAAATCAACTGTTTCGCGATAACTCATTGTCCAAAGCGTTTCATCATCGTTCATCAACACCGTCGGAATATCGGACGCACTAAGCCGCGCAGATACGGCGGTGGGTATGACGCCTTTTATCTCTTTTTGCGCGATGGATTTCTTGACGACAGCGGTCGGATTCAACTTTGTTATTGACAATGTCTGAGAGATTTGTAACCCAATCACTTTACCATTGAAATTCAGTACCTGCGCGAGAATGTTGAACCCAGCGTCCTTAACGAGTTTCGCAATGACCTCCGCAGGCATATTCATCTTGTATTTGTATTCGCGCGGTTGACTTGCGTGAAGACGACAATATGCGAAATAGATGTCGCGAATATTCTCGATGGCGTGGCGGATTTTCGGCATAAGTGTTTTACTCTTGAGTGCGAACCGACCCAATACACTAAATTTCCCATTTGATTTACTTTCAAATAAATAGATTGGCTCATAATACGTGTCGCGTTTCATAATGATAATCGTCTTACGATTCGTGTCAAAAACTTCGCCAGAGTATGCGTTTGTAGGACAAATCACCTGAACATTGTTCGTGATATCGTCGTCGGGGATATGAATCAAGATGATATTATTGCCACTCTTGAATAATCTCTCGTTGGGTCGACATACAATGTCCCATAAATAGGTATGATCAATGACGGATGTATCATCGTCTAGATACGCAATAAAATTCTCATATGCGTTACATACGCGGGCAAATGTTTCCTTATTGAGCCCGCGTAGACCCGCACCGTCATATTTATTGACAAGGTCAATCTCTCGAACTTCATTATTTGGATTGTAAAACACATCGGTGAGTGTACCATTGTTAAATGTCATAAAGTTGTCAATCGTGAGAGATTGTATAATGATGTTACGCATCTCTCGGATGGTAGGAACCATCGCGCTGGTGACGCCGCTGGTGACGCCGCTGCTGTATGGACGTGGAGTCATCGCAACGGGTGCTTCATCCTCCGAATGATATCCCGTGTCTTCTTTTGCTGAACCAGGATTTTCCATTGAACGTGACGGGTCATTGCCTTTCGCATTTAATTTCCGTGAAATCAAGAGTGATTGCTGCTGAATGTTTTCGGCGATCGTTTTTGCGATTCTATCTTTGAGTGCGCTCGCGGCGGTTGCGGCAGGCTTCATTGATTCTTCTGTAATCATTGATGCGATCGATTCTTGTATTTTTGGAGGGTTGGCGGATTGGATGGGTGCGTTGAGATACGCGGATATACTACTGCCAATACTCTCTTTATAAAAATACGCAATGACTGAGACAAACGACTGTCGTTCATTTGTTTCCACTCCACGGCGAAGAAGACAGGGTGTATCTTTTTTGAGAGACGTATTTTTTAGACTCACCTGACAGTTTCGACTGTCTGAAAATAGGAACTTCTGAACTTGGATTGGCAGATACCCCCAACGATTGTTTTCAAGCGGGAATTTATCCGAACTTAAAATACGATCATCTTTCATTTCGTTGATTTTTACGGGTTCAGAGACGGCGGCGGTGGCGGCGGCGGTGGTGGTGGTGGCGCCCGTGCCTTCGGCGGCAGTAGCGGCAGTAGTGACAGTAGTGGCGGTGCCTTCGGCGGCAGATGCGGTGCTTTCCTTGATTTGAACTGATTCAAATTGTTTGGCCTGACATTCATTGCGTCGCATTGTTTGCGACGGTTTATCCCAGTTTGCGAAACAGCACGGCACACATAATCCCTTGGGGTGTTTGTCCTTTCCCAGAAAGCCAGGATAATGTTGTTTATAATTGCCATTTTCATCTTTGTGATATTTATCATCCGTGAATTCAAATATATTCGCACCTGCGGGGATTTTCTTCGCCTTTTGGGGAATGATCGCTCCAAATTTACCAGATTTCACTTCGTCTTCTGTGAGACTTGTATTGTGTTTGAGGCTCCAATACCTGGGGCAGATATAATGGTATTGTTTGTTTGGGTCAGAACCATAGGTAATACTGTGAGAATAGGAGTCCGGATGTTCTCGGTCAATCCGAGCCTTTTCCTCACTCGTTAAAATTACGGGTTGGCGCCGCACGTTCCAGGGACAACTCCGTGAATACGCATTGAATTTCCCCACATCTTCATTTAAGTGTATCGCGGGGTCACGTTCTTGGATGCGTTTCGAAAAGGGGTTTGGATTCGCCAATTCCATACCAGTAATGTCGGATAGATCTTCTTCTTCGCTTTCGCCTTCGCCGTGACGATGTTCTGTGGCTTTTGCGCGTCCACCTCCACCTCCTTGTTCATTTTCTTTCGCGTCATCGCCCCCGTCGCCCGCGTCGTCGCCGTCGTCCCCGTCGTCGTCTTGAAGTAAATCAAAGAGGTCAATTTCTTCTTCTTTTGGAACTTCGGCTTCAAACCCAAATACGGGTGGTGCCGGCGCTGACACCGACCCCGGCGCCGACCCCGACCCCGACGCCGACGATGTCTTTTTCACCACCGGAACAATTTCGGGCATAACTTCGATTGCTTCTTCTCTGGTCGCAGTGGTCTTTGTGTTCGGAGCATCAGTTTTACACAACTCGGCTATTTTTTCATACGGAATTTCGGTCGTTCCCGGGCTCTGATAAATACGAAGAATCGAGTCCAAATAAATATGTATGGCAGGTAAGAATAATATATTGTTGATATTTGACACTTCCATCGTAATAATATTATTGAATGCGCCTTTTGTGATTTTTGTAAGGAACCCAGGGTTGTTTTTGATGCGAATCGCGCCGCCACGAAACCGAGAGAAATGCTGGGTCTGTAATGACGACAACATTGTTGCGAATTTGGACCGGGCTTCGCTTTCCGACATCATATAATTCGAACGCAACCCTTCCATAATATCATTGTCGCTCTGCCGCTTATTCAACATTTCGATAATATACGCATCCTGACTCGACATATCATTGTAGTTACTGACGCGCTTATATCGAAGAACAATTCCCTTTTTCAGACTTCCTTCGATCTCATTAAATGCGCTTGAAATACACGTAATCATTTGTTTGATTTCGATATTCTTCGTGATTGCGAGTTGAGCAAAATACTCCAAATTGATGAGTTCAATCTGTGGATGGTATAATTTCGTGAAGAGTGTCATCTGAAATCCACTCTGCTCCACGTGTTCTTTAATAACGCGAAGAATGGGGTTAACCGTGGCTTTGATAATGTTCTCCATTTCCGCAGTGGTAAATGAAAATTTCGCGAAGAGTTTCACATAAACAGATCCATCGGGATAGAATTCGCATAATACGGAGATCGGCAAATGCGTTGCTTTGTGATTGGGGACTTCTGGATTGGAATATGTATAATTGATATACATCGCGACACTTTTCTTGCGCGCGGTGGTCTTGATGAGGCGGAAAATATCGCCCTTCGGTAAATACGGGATTTTGCGGCCACTGCGGCTTACGCCGGAAATGTATAATTTGTAAATATTATCGCGTTTCTTCCCCTGATTGTATTTGATATAAGGAATATACTCTGAACAATGAATCATTTTGAAGACTGCGTCGAGAGATTGGTTGTATGGCGTTTCTGGGTGAATCAGGAATTCTACACCACGGATGCCGTCATCGATATATTTTTGTTCGGTGGTGCGTCTCTCGTAAATGTCATAAAATAACTTGATGTTGGAAGTTTGACGGAGAAATCTCTCGTTGAGTATCTTTTTGTCCGCGTCAAACAACGCGAGTTTATGAAGCATTAACGTTTCGCGCGAGTGAATCGTAGCGAGGTCGATTTCACCGGATGCTTCGGCGGAACCGATTTCCACGGCGGAACGGCGCGTATCGTCACGAAATGTTGAGAGATAAGGAAAATAGACACGAATCATATAGGATTCATAAATGGTTCGATTCGTCGCAGCCGTCGCAGCCGTCGCAGCCGTCGCGACGTCATTCGCGTAAACAAGGGCATCTTCCGCGGCTACCAAATAAATCGTATTATGGAGAAACACGCCGTAATCAACCAGAACTGTCTTATTCGTTGTATTGACGATTTCGCTCGCGTGAATTTCTAGAAAAGGGTCTGCGCTCATCGCGTCGAATGGATTTACAGTATACGGATACTCGTGCGTAGCGGCAATACTCAACTCTTGACCCATTGCGACATTTACAATACGGGGTTTCTCTTCTAATTTTAGATTCGCGATTGCTTGATAACCGGTCGCACCCCCAGCAGCACCCGTCGGCTGATTTTCGATATTCAATAAGTAATTTTCTAGACGAATGGGTGTGAATTCTAATTTGCCATTGGATGTGATATGGTCGTGTGCCATTTGTGTAGTGAGATGTTTGACCTGCTTACAAAATAAAAATAACTCCGCATACGAGAGACCGACCTTGTCGCGCGTGAGATAGAGAAACTTCTTTTTGATGGTTTCGATGGAGTCATCCGGATAGATTCTTTCGGGAAGAAACACGACGTTTATGTCGGTTTGTTTGATGACTTGGAGTTCGTATTCACTAAATATGGTTTGGAAGAATGGATTCTCTCGCTCTTGGCGGAAAATGTCGTTGATATTTACGATGGCACCTTCATCGTTTGTAAATTCAACATTGCCGTAGAACACGTAGAGTATATTGTATTCTGGTGAGAGAGACGACGACGATGCTGACGACGATGGAGCCGCGCCAGGTGCTTCATCCGGCGACCGAATGTGGCATATTTTATAAATAGGAATCTCCGACGCGGTTTTTTCCATATTTTTCTTACGCGTGAACCTATTATATGAATAGAAGATTATCCTTTATAAGGGTTAGTGGTAAAGAATAATCCGAGGTACGCTAATTGTGACGTTTACGCGTAGAACGACGACGAGATGACAAATGAGCATAACGACGAATGCGAGAATACGGTTTTCGTGACATCCTTTTTCTTCCACCGTGTCCGTGTCTGTCTCCGTTCAAGGGGCTTGGTGTTTTCTTGGGGCTCCGCGGGCTCTTTGTCGCGACGGTGCCACCCGGGCTACGCGGGCTACCCGGGCTACGCGGGCTACGCGGGCTACGCGGGCTACGCGGGCTACGCTGGCTACGCTGGCTACGCTGGCTACGCTGGCTACCCTGTAGTATTATACTTGCTATCGCATCTTGTTTGTTATTGAATAACGGCTCCTTATTTGTTGAATGAACCCCGATAATATGATCTTCTAAAAAATCGGGCAATAATTCGGATATCAAGAACTTGAAATATTTGTAAAAAGGGTTATCTGGGCTATTTTTCGCACTGGTATTCGCGGTAACGATGTAAATTCGTTCTTTTCCAATGATTCGGAATAATTCGCGAAGTAAACGCATACGCCCTCCACTCCCTTCAGTAGGTTCTTCGTCACAATAATCGGAGAATAAATATTTCGCATACTGAGATAATAGATCACGCTCGATATCATCTATTTCAGTAGTAGGTGTAGACCGAGTCTTTGGTTTTCTCGGAAGAAACGCAAACGACATACCTGGCACATACGTAAGTGTTCTATCGAAATCAAAAAAATAAAGTCGTCGTCGTTTACTATCTGCCGCAGCAGAACTGCGTTCAAAATCAATCAACTGAGCAATCATTGCGATAGTAAAACCAGTGCCGATTCCTTTTTCCATATGGTCACCTAAAAAGTCACGTAAATCCCCGTTTGGAGTTCCTTTCTGTTTCATCATTCTAAATTGGTTTGGTTTTACGATTCCACTAACAGCAACACGCGTTTCGGGTGCGTGTAATACAATCGACTCTGGAGGAGGACAATATACACACGCGACTTTAAGTTCACGCTTATTCATTGTTTCTTGAACGGGGTCAATATATTTTCTATCATCGTCAAAAAACAAATGTGTATTCGGGTCAATGGATGAAGGATTAAATTCGGATGCGGGAATCACGCCGGGAGGAAGCGGTTTGGATGCGATATCAACCGCAGAAGCCATTGTCTTGTATATAATACAACAATACAATAATAAACACATTTCGCGGATGTAATATAGTAATGTCGCTTCCATGTCGCACCGAATTCAAAATGATTGTCGCACTTTGCCGCGGTGGCGGGATTGGTTATGAAGGCGGGCTTCCGTGGCCGAAAATCTCACGCGACCTTCGTTTCTTTGCGGAAATGACCCGGTCGTCCGTATTTCCTTATAATAGCGCAGTCGTAATGGGGCGGAAGACGTGGGAGAGTATTCCAGCAAACGCTCGCCCATTACCCTTTCGCGACAATTTCGTTGTTTCAGCACTACGCACCGCTACCGCGACCGCTACCGATACCGCTACCGCTACCGCTAACGAATCTGACTCCGCGAATCCCACTGAACCCGCGCCTCCCGGCGTAACGTTTATTTCCAATCTCTCGGAAATTCATAAATACGCAATGAATTACGACCGCGTTTGGTTTATTGGCGGCGCGTCCATCTACGAACAAGTCGTCGCGAACCAGAACACTTTTCCGGTGGACGACATCTACATCACATTTGTCGATGAGGAATACGAATGTGATACTGGATTTCCGCTGACATTTCAATACGCAACGGTGGAAGAATGGGAGGCGCACTTAAATGATTTACCGAATCGCGCGATTTGGTGCTGGACGGGGGCTGACCAAGCGACATTACCGAAATATATATCTTTTTTCGCAGATAATACGCGGTTATTTCGCATTACCGATGTAGACCGGGACTTCGTGGCGAGTATTACACGACCAGGTGACTTGAAGGGGATACAAGAGCGACGAGTGCCGGATACGGTGTTTCTCCTAGCGCGCGCTAGTTATCGTAATGCGGGTTGTCATTAATCGTCATCCCGCAATACTCCTTCGGCCGGAGTTTATAATCCTCCGGGGTATACACCTTGATTTTCTGCGCCTCGTCGATTAAGAACCGGAAATTATTCCAGAACTCGTCCTTGTGCCCCACACTCTCCGTCATAATATGACTTAACTCGTGAAGTGCGACAAATGTCAATGTATTTTCGTCGATGAGTTGATTGCCCTTCTTCGTCGTATTCACGCAAAACGCGAGTTTCTCACCCTTGTTTTCGCTGTATGCGGTATACTCGCTCGTTGGTAAGGTCTCACTTACTTTTTCAGGGCGGAAATTTTTGACTAAACGTTTCACGTTGTCGCGGTCGGGGTACGTATCGCCCATATGTTTCACGACTTTCTTCATTTTCTGAGTGACGGTGGCGAGGAGGTCGGCTGCGAGTTCCAGCTTCGCGCGTTCACGGACGCAATATTTGTTGCCATCAACTTTAGAAACGATACACTTCAACTGAAATGCGTCAGATTCCTGGTAGATTTTCAAACAAATCACAATAATGAAAATAATAATGATATAACCGAAAACACTGGTTTTGAACATAAATGCTACTATTTTGTTATTTATATAACGATAGAATAATATAATATAATATTTTATTGTATTGTATTGTATTGTATTGTAGATATCATACATTCGGAAACACCCACTTATCCACCGTTGTGCGAACACAGAATGCGCGGTGCGATACGATGCCTATGATAAACAACGCGACGAGAGATTTCCAGAATACGACACCGAACGTGCGGGCGATAATGAATGCAACGACCACCGTCGCGGTGACATCCACAACCGCAATATCGAATAGCCGGTATGCGTGGGCACCTTCTCTCGGACGCCCGAAGATGTCTTTATAGCGGCATAGATCGATGCCAAAGAGTTTCATTTCGTGTGATATTGATATAACACGATATATTATCATTTATTATTTATTATTTATTATTTTGGACACCTCCACCCCGGGTCTGGTTTTTTTATGAAGTCGGGTGTGCCATTGTAATCCACGGTGAGTTCTTCACCCGCATCAATATCGCGAAGTGCGATAATCCACCACTCTCCGGTGACTTTATCAGGTTTCGTCGAGAGAATCGTATTGGGCAATACGGAACGCGCGGCGTTGACATTTTTCCCAGGACAGTGGTTGATTTTACTTCCGATGGGGGTGACCGTTTCGTCGGGAGTGATAGCAACAAATAATCTCTCACCTTTTGCGCGGTGGCGCTTCGAGAATAACCCGAGACCTTGAATGCGACTCTCGCCGATCACAAAATCAGGACTCATAAATAAACCGTGCTGATAATTCACGAGACTGGGGACAATCACGTTTTTGATGATGACGACGGATAGCACAATCGTGACGAATAAGAAAAGAATTGTCGACATGTCGCGTTCCGGGTGCGTTCGGCCGCACACCACCGTAACTGAATATAGTGTAATAAACTGAGTTCAATATTCGCGTTCCGGGTGCGTTCGGCCGCACACCACCGTAATTGAATATAGTGTAATAAACTGAGTTCAATATTCGCGTTCCGCCGCGTTTGAACTCTCAAAGCACGTTCCGCCACGCAACGACGGGTTTGTAAAGTATGTATTATATTATACCATAAGATAATATGATACGGTTCTGCCTCGGTACTGACTCGGTCCTACCTCAGTCTTGCCTCAATGTTGCCTCAGTCCTGCCTCGATTTTGCGCCCGGGTCCGTGGTGCGCGGCGGAACGCGCCTAGTGAACCGGCGTGCTTCCCAACTCCAAAGGAGTGCGCATCAAGTCAGGCGCAAAGGTGCTTTGGTTCCACGGTCCAACATTTAACTGGGGGTTGGGAGGCTCAGAACGCAACTGAAGGTTGGCATTCTTCATCGTGTTGCCGATGGTGTCGATACCCGTCAAGAAGGTCGCAGAAAGAAGATTCTGGCCAAGAAGGTCGCCACTGCCCGAGGGGTTCAAACTGCCCCACTGGTTATTGCTGTCACGGGGAAGAAGGTCAGATGGATTGGCAACAGGAAGATTTGCCGCACCGGCGGGAGGAGCAGCACCTTGTCCGGTCATCGCATCCACTGAGGAGTAACCATTTGCGCCAGTTGTGGCAACGGGTGCGGCTTGGCGACTCATTGAGACGGAGGCGTTCGTGGGCGCACGAGCACCACTCTCTACCTGAAGTGATTCATAGGGAGCGACAAACTTTTGGTCGGAATAGGTATAAACGGCATACACAAGAACAATCGCACCTAAAATCACAAGAATGTGATTGGCGCGAAGTGTTTTCTCTAAATCAGACAAAAAACTCATTCTTATAATTTAATTGTATATAAAATAAATGATAAAATAATGTAGTCTGTCATTGCGTCCGTCTTCTAGAGTTGACCGTTGCCTTCATCGCTATCAGATTCAGAAAAGTCGGAATTATCCAACATATAATTGGCCTTAATTTCTTTTGCTTCTAAATATGCGCGTATCGCTGTCTTTTTCGCCTCAATAGCCTTTTTTTTTGCGACTTTATACATTTCAAAAAGGACATCCTTGTGTTTTTTTAATGTAATACTCGCGGTGACGGATGCGGATGCGGATGGCGGTTTGTCAGAATCCGGACTCGGTTCAATATGAAACGTAGGTTCATTTGTATCGACGTCAACAATTGAGTTAAAATCGATATTTACTTCTTTAAAATCAAAATGTTTGATTCGGCTTTCCGATTGAGGGTCGGTGGTGGCGGTAGTCACGTCTAAATATTCATTTGTTTCGGGAGCGGCGGGTGCGGACGAGGGCGCGGCGGGTGCGGACGAGGGCGCGGCGGGTGCGGACGAGGGCGCGGATACGGGCGAGGGCGCGGGCGAGGGTGCGGGTGCGGGTGCGGGCGGCGCAGCGGCAATCACACACGTTTCAAATAATGGCATATCCGGAACTACAAGCACTTGCCGTAAAAAGAGTTCCATCTGAAAGTTGCGGGATGTAAACCGTATTCCGTGAAATTCAATGATAGAGATAATCGTGTGAGTGTCCTTAATATATTCCACATCCACCGGCGCCTTATTCTCGTCGAATACCTTACAAGCAAATGGCTGTAAATGAACGAAACTTCGGTTCGGATTCGGTTCTAGATTCACGCGAACAAGAAAATTACCCGTTTTGTATGCGCGGATGGGAGAAGTAAATGAATTCTCAATATCGACCCGATCTAGTTCTTGTGTAAACCATAAATGCCGCTTTTCATACAATAAATCAACCGATCTTTTCTCTAAATTCGCAATCCATTCTGTAAAATCAGAGTCACAATCCTCGGTCGGAGTCAATAACAAATCGATATGCGCTTTCCTGCCTGACATTACGATTCCTTGTTTCGACCGTGTTTTTGTCGTTTGGATATAGAGTGGCTGTTTACTTCCACAATAGGAATAACGTGTCATATATGATCCACCCGCGATGTTATTGGGATGCGTCAATATAAGTTTATCGAAATCAAATGTATTGCTAGGGTGAAATACTTCCATATTGAATGCTGTGATACGAATTGAATCAAATGAATTAGTATCACAGTATAAAAAGTTTGCGTATAAAAAACGAACAACACCGATTCCACATCCGATGGTTGGGTATCAGTGGATCATTTTGCTATGACATACGCCTAAATCATTACAACCTTCCATCACAATAAAATCCCCCAAATGATTTAGGAGAAGAGGCGCGGTTTGTTCTGCTGCTTGGGAGCACAAGGAACGGACGCTTTCTGGTAGAATCGCGCACATTTTGTCTAAGTCATTGTCCACGATGGTTAGAACTTTAGGATTATGAATAATTGTTTCGTTTACTCCATTGGCGAGGTATACACACGCATCGCATTCCAGGGTCTGATGTTGTGTTTCGTTCATTGCCGCGGCGGGAGGCTGAATCGGATGCGCGTTAACAATCGATTCTGGCAAAAGAATCAGGCCAAGAAGAAGAAGGGGGAAAATTTTCATTTTATACATATACACCCTAATTTATTTCTATTGGTATTATATACCTACTTTTTAATGCCTCGGAAATCACAACGCAAGAGCTCACGCCGCAAGGGCTCACGCCGCCAGATAGGTGGCAATAACGGCGAAGGAGCCTCGCAGGCTGCTGTGCCAACACAAGCGCCCGCAATCTCTCAAGAAACACTTCAGCAGGCTGGAAAAATGGCTCAACAGTTGTTGAATAACGCAATGTCGCCCCAGGGTGGTAACAGTGGTCAGGTTGGTGGTAGCTCTGGTGGCGCTCTCCCTGATGCCGCCGCTGGTGGTGCCGCCGCTCCCGGTGCCGCTCCCGGTGCCGCTGGTGGTGCCGCCGCTCCCGGTGCCGCCGCTCCCACACCCGGTCTTCAAGCCGCGATGACTGCTGGCGCTGTCGGTGGTGCTGTAGCCGGTGCTGAAGCATATTCATCTTTACACGGTTCACCGATTATGGGCGGTGGTCGTCGCCGTCGTCGTAGCGGTCGCGGTTCTAAAACAACCACTCGTGAAGAGAAGAATGGTCAGCAAGGGGGTATGGTTCCCGGTTTGATGACCGCCGTTGAAACCGCCTTGGTTCCTTTAGGACTTTACATCGGTCAAAAGGCTCTTCAATCTCGCAGATCTAGTGGACGTTCATCATCTCTCGGAAGTTCGTTTCGTTTCCGTCGCGATTCTAGTCGCACTCGTCGTCGCAGGTAAATCTCTTCCCGCGTTTATGCTTCAGTAAACTGGAACGAAATGATTGAGGCGAAATAGTAATATAAATATAATTTGTTATTATCTCTATATTATCCCGATTGGACAGACGCCTCCTGTGGAATGAACCCAACTTCTATTCTCACCGCAACTCACGCCACTCCACCAACACTTGAAAGCAAAATCAAGCGCTGGGTTGAACTAGATAATAAAATTAAAGAATCCGCTGAAGAAGTGCGCGATATTCGCACGGAGAAAGCAGTTATCAATGACGAAATCCTTGAAATCATTGAGGAAAAACAATTGGAAAAGGCGACGGTGAATATTTCCGACGGGAAGTTGCGTTTTGTCGCTGCGAAACATACTGCGCCATTGACGTTGGCGTATGTCGAGAAATGTCTCGGCGAACTCATCACCAACGGTAAGCAAGTCGAGCAGATTATGACCTATATCAAGAAAAATAGAGAGACCAAGACCACGATGGAGATTAAGCGGGTATACAATACGAAACCGGGCGGTGCGGGCACAGGCGGCGGCGGCGGCGGCGCTTCGTCAGAAGAGGAAGCATAAATAACTATATAATAAGTATATAGAATGATGTCAGCAAAAGCGAAGATACAAGAATATTTCAATCCAAATCAGCATTTAGTATTTCATCAAGACAAAGATGGCAATATGATTGGAGGTGGGTATCAAGTGAATAATCTCCTTTATCAACATAAAATGCCGTTGTTTGTGTCACTTGACGACCCTCGTGGTGGAATGGCGGGAGGTGGCGGCGGCGGCGGTGGCGGCACCGGAACCGACCACTTTATCCCTGAAAAGTTCAGTGACCTGTTTCGCGATTTAGCCGTTCCGGCTGGGTTATTTATGATGCCGGCATTGTTTCGTCCCAGGCAGTATGCTACATCTGTAGTCGCAGAGGAAGAGGTTGCGGATTCATCGCGTTCTGGAAATCACGACAGCGACAGCGACAGCGACAGCGAGAGCGAGAGCGACGACGACAGCACCCGTCGTAAACCAGTCCCCGATGATATTTTTGATACTCTTCTATCTCTCGTAACCCCTTCCGAGAGAATTCAACACGATGTCAAGACGAGGCGAACCAAAGGCGGTAGGGTGGGCAATAAGAAGTCGCAGAATAAGACGCGTCGCGGAAAGATGGACGAATGAAATGAAATGGAATGAAATAATACGACCAGGTGGGTGGGTGGTATTATTTATGTAATCGTGGAATGGAATGGAATCAACGCGCAATTTCAGTGATTTTCATAGACGCGTCGAAGGATGCGTTATATAAACGAATAGTGTCATCACTATTGTTATGAAGTTTTATCATTATTTTACGAGGATTCAATGAACTATTTGTATACGCTCCACAAATTGGAAATATGGTTCCACTACGGGTTCCGCCACCTGGGTTATCTGAAAATTTTTGGTAACGTTTTCCGATAATATTCGAACTATTATCAATTTCAATTCTCGACTCAAACAAATCCCCATTCCATCCTGAAATATCATAGATTGCGCTATATTCGACTATAATTTTAGAAACATTTGATATCGGTGTATATGTGTATGAGGCTATTTCGTGAATTCCATTTGAAAGATTGATATTCAAATTTGATATATCTTGCGCCTCCAAAAACACCGTATTTATCGTCTGTCCTGTAGTCCATCTCGTCGGGTTCACTGACCCGGATACATCCAAACGCACATTATTGTAGATAAGTCCAGGTTGTGCGACGACGACATTCTTCACTCCATTGGATGTAATCACTGCGTTCTCTGTAGGCGTTGCCACATATGTCACAGGATAATCCTTATGTGAAAGCGGCTCCATCCACATGGAGTAGTTGTTCGTGTTTTGCGTGTTGGCGTTAATCGCGCGTCCACGCACTTTATTCATCGAAAGGGATGACATTGCGAAGGGATTACTAAATATAGTATAGATATATACTACGTATATTATATTACGTAATTACGTATTTATGTAATTACGTAATTACGTATATTACAGCAACGACCACGCCCCTTTGTTAAATGGCGCGACAACGATCTCGTTAATCTTACCCCTCATTTCTTGGACGCGCGCCTCGTGGAGTGGGTCAAGCATCTTCCCCGCCTCATAATTCTGAATATTTGCCATCAGTTTCGACGACGCAGGGTTCATCTCAGGTTTGGGACCATAACAATTTACACCGGCCTTCATACCCGCGTTACTCATATATCCGCCATTGATACCGGGTCGCCCACAACTATTCTTCTTCGCGGGATCTGTGCTCTTCTGTAGTTCTTCCCACGTGGATTTCTGAGTAGGGTAGAGGATCATCTGGTTATCCGACCAGCCATACGAACACCATTCCGCGCCAGACTTGTGCGCTTCTTCCATTTGGTCGATATTCGCAAGTTGCGCCCCATATGCCTGGCATAATGCCTTCGCATTTTCATAGTCGTATACATTTGCCGGGATGTGGAATACCTGTTTACGCATTTTGAGAGATGGCCCCGCGCCTAAATCACCGGCGCCATCGCCGACTCCATCAGGTTCACCCGGAACGGTTTGAGAGATGGAGATTTGTGGTTTGGTGGAAAGAAGGTTGGATATCTCAGTGGTGATGTTCGTATTGAAAAAATACTGGAAGCCGTTGAGAAGAACAATCACAATGAATATGGCCCATAAGAAGATTTCTAGAATGGAAATATTTGCGAACAATGTGTTTTCTTGGTTATCATTTTCCGATGTTCCGCCACCGGCTAAAGCATTGATGATGAAATATGACATCAAAAGAACGAAGCATATGAGTATGACAACACGAGGGTTAATGTATTCATCGATTTTACCGTCCATCCAATCAAACACACTGCTGACTTGACTTAATCCGACGTTTGCGTTCATTGAAGCGGGGGGAGAACCGGGTTTTGCGGGTTGTGGAAAGGGTGGTTGTGCCATTTATGAAATACGAAAATGAAATGAAATGAATCTATATATTGTTGGTATATAATTGCCGGTGATTATTGCCGGTGATTATTGCCGGTGATTATTGCGCCGACGTCGCACTATTCGCCATCCGTTTACGATAAAATAAACAATAGGGTATATTACTCGTGAACGTGTCTCCCTTCATCTCTGTTTCACGCACATTCTCATCATTAAACGTATACCATTTATCACTCGCTGTACAAATGGTCGCAGTATAATGCCCGCTACGACTTGCGTTTCCGTGATGATTACACGCAGCATATAGATCATATATGTAACTCTCACGTTTATATCCATTGACAAATGAACTCAAGTCCAGCCCGTGTATCGGAATTTCAACTGGGATGGTTACCTTGACAGGGCCTTGTTGTGTATACTGAACGCGCTTCAAGTCAATAATCATAATATTCGGTAAACTCCAATACGACATTCCGCGTTTTACGTTTTGATATTGTTTTGTCGCGTCATTGAACCACGCATTCTCTCCTTCCATTATCTCGCCTTGACAATAATAACGAAAACAATCCAGAAGCGTTGGTATGCGTGTTTTTCCAGTTCCCGGAATCTCAACAATCGGAATGGAAAGTGAGATGATTGAAAATGGTTCGGGTGAAATCGTGAATACTGTGCCGGTTTGGATATCCGTAATCACCGACATTTGTATTCCATAGAATAAGTTCAACATTTCCGAGTAATTTTTGGTATACATATTTCTCATCATTTCATAACATTTACGACCAATAATGTCTTTATCGTTATTGAGATTTCCAGTTATTGTCATTTGAACTTCGCGCGCGAGTGCGGTGTGAAACGAGTCCAACATAAATACGAGGAACTCTTGGACGTCGTTTTGCGAATATTGTGTAAAGAGTTCTTGATTCTTCAGGCGCGCGATTTGTTTCATTGTTCCGATGAATCCGCCCGGAGATACAATACAATTCTCGCTCCACATTAGTGTACGGAGTTTGTCCCATTCGCTTAGAAGGACTGCGTCGGGTTTCTTTGTAAGACGCTTCTTATACTTTTCGTCGTTCAAAAATCGGTTGAGTTCATAGGTGTGGGATAGGGCTTGAAGACACGAATTGATGAAACACGTATTTCCGAGATTCATCAATCCGGTGATACCTTTATCCACAAAATCGGGGAACCGATCGCGGTTCATAGGAATGAATGAATGAATGAAACGTTGTATAATTGTATACGAATACGTTTAAGTCAAAATGAATATAGAACGTATGACAAATACATATGTATTGACGATATGGCGACAACAGATATATCTGGCGTATTTCATTCCCATCATCGACGGCGTGATGCGTATCAGTGGGAATCGCCGACGGATGAAGCGCGTGATGAAGAGCACAATGCGGGAGACACTACCGACGCACGCATCCGCGAAGATGCTATTTACGAGAGATTCAATGTGAACCAGTATTATAACGCTGTGGAAGACGAACAATTGTATATGGACGAATACACCTCACTTCTTCAACGGTATAGTGAATTTCTCGTCAATGGGAGCACGCTATATTCTCGTATGGAACAAACATTGCGAGAGAATATAGCGAGAGCCGTTCATCGTCAGGAGTATTTTTACCGGCAATCGAATGAAATGCGTCGTAGAGATGCGCGAAGAAGCGCCGCTCCCGTGGCACCCGTGGCACCCGTAGCACCCGTGGCTCCCGTAGCACCCGTAGCACCCGTGGCACCCGCTACCACGCCGCCAGTTATGCGTGTAGGTGATATTTATCCGCGCTTACTATCAAGATATATGGCAACAGAAGCGGCGCGCAATACGCGTGATATACGACCCAATTTATTTTCTATGTTATACACTCCACCTCCGGTTGTTCCAGTGACAGGAGATGGAGGTGGAATTGGAGGTGGTAATATCGGGTCAAGACCCGGAGCACCTACAAGCGAACAAATCCGAAGAGGGACATCAACTACTGTATTCAGGAATATTATTTCCCCTGTCAACGCCACGTGCCCCATCTCTCGTGATGAATTCAATGATACGAGTGAGGTCACAATGATACGCGGTTGTAATCATATCTTCAATCGTGATAGTTTGAGAGAATGGTTCATAAGTCATTCCACTTGCCCGTTGTGTCGTTATGATATTCGCGATTATCGTGCGTCTTGGTCTCCGTTGCCTACGCAGCCGTCATCTCTTCCGATGAATAATGTTCGTGTAGATAGTATCGACGACGACCATATTACATTTTCATATGAATTACCTCCTTTGAATTATAGCGAAGACCAACTCTACCGCGAAATTGTGAATACAATTGTGGGAATGACAACGGGGAGTAGCGCGAATGCGGGGAGAGGACTTGGCAACGGCAACGGCAACGGCAATGACAACGGCAACGGTGACGGCGACGGCGATGGCAACGGCGACATTATGAACGTAGATTAAAAAATAATAAGTTTCTTTTTTGTAATGTCATTATTTACCACACCCCTTCGCCCGTATACCGCCTCCACCAAAGAAATCCGTAATCGCACGGTTTCCTTTATTCAGATTCTCCGCCTTTACAAGGAATTCGTCAAATAACAGCGATTTCACCTCCTTATGTCGCATCTCTGTTATTTTCTTCTCACGTTTTACAGGGTCGTCTATCGTCGATGCCACCGTCTCCACCGCATCCAAGAACCGCCCCTTCTTCTTCTGGAATGCTGGCAATTGCTCCAAAACAAGCGCGAATAATTGCTGAACCGGTTTCATTATTTGATTCGTAATGTAGAATGAATAATTCAACTGAAGTTTCTTCGCGTGAATATAATCCGGATGTTCTATCTTGTCGCCTTGGAGCGCACCCTTGGCATCATTGTGGATATACGCATACGGAATACGGTCGCCTGTATTCGGTTTATTTCCAGGGTCGCGCACACCCATCCTATCGGCGAGAACCTTATGCGCGATTTGTTGCGGGTTCTTATAATCCGAACGCAGTGACTTCGTGATAATGAGTTTTTCTATCGGGCATTTCTGGTCGATCATATACTGGAGTTTCTCGCGCAGGAAGGCGATGGCCCGGTCCACATTTTGCTCCTTCATCAGAATATCGATAATCCCGCCGTAGATTTCTTTCACAATCGGCGCATTGTCGCGGCGTTTCAGCACGATTCCCATACTCTTCAATTTCCCCTTATTCGGGTTCTGTTCATAGTAGATGCCAACATATCCTTTCTTTCGTAGAAGCGCAAAGGGGCAAATCGTCTTTTCATAGACCCAAGCGTGTGGGCCTTTCAAGAACTTCGACGAATAATCGCCAACCTGCTTCGCAAGTTCAATTGTGATTTCAATCGCGTCCTTCCCGCGGATGGGGACGCCCTCCGGCGTGGCAAGATTAAACGTGAAGAACACGCTATCCGTGTCGCCATAGATGTATTCGGCTTTCGAATGGACGACGGGGTATTTCGGGTGAGATGTCGGGAGGAGAATATCACCGTATGCCTCTTCTACGACACGGCGCGCATAGGTGAGGAGTTTGCGGCCCGTCGCAGTCGTGGATGCGGCGACATCCACTTCATAGAATGTGCTCGTCTTCGCGCCACACTGACCATATAACGAGTTCGCAGTGACCTTATAACCGAGTTGTCGCTTATCCAGGATATTCGCCATAAACGGGTCAGTCTGCTTCTCCGCGAGTTTACGCGTGGTTTTACGTGCGAGAAGGAGTTCTTCTAGAATCGCGGGCATAATCCCTTTCTCACCTTCCGGAAATTGCGCGAAACGACATACTTTCGTCCCGCATTTCACTTTCACGGCAGCAGCGGCCGTCTTCGTCGCGGATTTCGGGCGCGTCCATCGATAGGTGTCGTATGTGATATCCACGTATTTATATCCGGGGAGGTTGTCGTAGCATTGTTCCCCCGTCTCGCGGATAAGATTGCCGTCATTGTCGTATTCTTTCGTCCATACTTTGCTATCGTGTGACAGATTCTCGCTAATCATTGACGACGGGTATAATGACGAATAATCATTACACGCGACTGGATTGTCGAGATAAAGACCGCATTTCGGTGGGAGCACAATCGCGCCTTCATACCCCGACTCACTGCGGTCTTTGTCGATAACTGGCATCAGCGTATTCTTCTCGCGGCATTTCATCGCGACATAACTCGTGAGTTTGATGCCTTGACCGCGCATTACGAGGAAACTGATCGGCACACTACAGATTTTCGCCATCTCGGTATACCCGGTGAGGATGTCGATCTTATTCATCAGGTGGTGGACGAGATTACAATCCTGAATACAGTATTTCGCGATGACCGCGCGTTCGCGTGGGCCTTCATTCGTCATCCTGAAAATGTCTTGCGGTGACACATCGTCTTTCGCGAGACCCCAGCGCACCATTGTTTTCATATCGGGGGTCGCGCATCCTTGGACCGTGAATCCGGGTGTGGTGATGGCGATGACCTTGAATTTATGACCGTCCTTGTAGATGTCCGTGGAATGATTCGTCTGCTCGAACTTGACATAGTTTCCGACTTCAAGTCCGAGCAAATTCCCGGAGGTGACTCGGGTCGTATCTGTTGCGGGGTCGTATTCCACGCTCTTCACCGCGTCGCCGATGAAATAACTGGAGACGTCGTCCAACTTATAGGACGAGAGGTTGAAATCGCGGCGCAGATAATTGTATACATCCACTTGAAGACGTCCGGTCATTTTGATATAATGAAGGTCGTATTGACCACTCGCGAGGGCGATTTTGGTTTGCTCGATCGCGACATTATCGGCAGTGATTTCGGTATTTGGGTTCACGAAGCCTCCGCCGCCACCGCCACCGCCGCCCGCATTCGCGCAAAGTTCGTCTCGGTTACGCGATAATTTCAAGAACTCTTCATAGCATCCTGTCTCTACTGCGCGCCGAAACATAAACTGGTAATCAAAACCGAAAATGTTATACCCGATAATAATATCTGGATTCTCTTTCTGGATAAGGCGCGTCCACGCAAGGAGAACGTCGGATTCCGTGGTATAGGATTCAATTTCGGAATTCGGAACTTCGTCGCGGAGGTTGTCGCACGTATCCAGGGCGATACAGTGATTGAGGTAGGGACGGTTGCCGTTTTGTCCGTATTTCACGAAAGTAGACCCGATAAATGTGACTTTGTCACCTTCGACTTTGGGGAAGATGGAACCCAGCGTATCGCTGACAATCTTGATTTTCTCTTCACGCGTATGTTTCGGATGATTGAGTAACGCTGTGAGTTTGACAGAGAGGTCGGCTGCGGATGCGCCATTTGCCGCCGACTTGGTCTTTGACGTCGCTGTCGCTGTCGATGTCGCCGTCGCCGTCGCTGACGACGTTACTTCTTCGTCTACGTCACCACTGTCACCATCGCCGCCGGCTCGCTCGTCCCCACTATCATCGTCGTCGCCGTCACCGTCACTGTCATTGTCGCCACCGCCGCCGCCGCCGCCGCCACCGCCGCCGCCCGCGGCTTTTGCCTCCGCTGCCTTCGCTGCTTCTGCTTTCGCCGTTGCCGCCATTTGAAGGAAGATTTGTTCTATCGTATTTTCTTGTGCTACGACATCCTGCTTGATAAGGTGCCTGAGTTCCTTGGAACATACGAGACGACATAAACGCGTCATATCCGCCTCTTTGGGGCGGCGTTTCGGGTAGATGGTCTCAATACCTGGGTATGCCAAACGCCGTTGATACGAATACTGAAATGCCGTATAAATCATATGCGTCAATTCATCGTCTGTGATGTCCACGTCGGCCACGGCGGCTGCTGCCACCGCCGCATTCGATGCTTTCTTCGATATTACCGCATCAACAATATTGGTCGCCAGTTTCTTATATGATTTGACAGGAATCGGGAAATCACCGTGACTGCTGCTGGCTTCAATATCAAAACTACATATTTTGTAAGGGACGACCGTCTCCTTTTCATTCTGGGGGATGATATCTTCAAAAGATAGTCGGTATTCATATTGACACGTTGTCGTATATTTCTCGATAAGTCGTGTTTTTTTCAATGAGAATGTCACCCATCCCGACGGACTGATTTTCTGGATATGGAAGAAACGCAGGATCGGTGGTATATTGGCTTCATAGATGGTTGTAGGTGTGTTTGCGAAAGGGTAACCATCAGGTTTCAGTGCGCGTGTCTTCCCATCACGCGGAGTATAGATATCGTGATACCATAGATTCTTCACGCGGTTCATCACCGTGGTATTCTTAAATACGAGAAGGACGAACTTGTGATTCTTCCCTCCGTCAAACCCATAGAGTTTGCGCTTCTCCACGATTTCGCATTTGTCCGCGAGAATACTGTTTTCGTAGTATCGGCTCTTTAAGTTCTTTTTGATGTCGCGGATGAAGGCGGATTTGGTGGTATTCGTCCAGTGATCTGCGACCTTGACATAGAAGAAGGGGTGATAATCGTCCACGAAGATGGAGCAGGTTTCACCTTGTTCGTTGATACCGAACATCTGGATGCGGAATTCATTGGTATCCGTTGATCCGTGGCCGCCGCCACCGCCGCCACCGCCACCGCCACCGCCACCGCCGCGTCGTCCATTGCTATCTCCTGACGCGACAGAACTTTCATCACTACCACCGCTGCTATTCTCGGATGCGGAGGAATGTGTATTTGTATCAGGGACACAATCATATACATTGAAATCGATGAGTCGAAATGACATATCCGTCACGACAGGTGCGACAGGTGCGACAGGCTTCTTTACAATCTTGAATTTTCTCATTTGACTTGCTTGTGTTTATCCTGTCTGGTAATCTTTATTTCAATTTTACCTTGAAAATTGAAATACTAAGAATGAAGAATGAAGAATGAATTCACACCGCCTTATTCCTTCTTGGGGGTTTTGGGTGTGACAATCAGTGCAATGGCGCCAATCACGCATAGAACGAAATAAGCGGTAATCAACCAGGACACCCACTGATACCTATCGCAAGTCTTATTTGCGAGCCAAACAAAAAAGACGGAAATCAAGAGATTCGTTACAATAATCGCGAATTGAAATCCTACTAAATAAATATCCATAATATTGATCATAATCACGAGGGTCAAAACGACTGACGCCATCGGGCATACTGCGATGTTGGATGACATTGCTGTGTTCTAGTATTATATTATACGTTAACAAAAAAAGTCGGCCTCGGCATCGGCATCGGCATCGGCATCGGCATCGGCGTTATCGTAAATATGCCGGTATTCGCTTCTCCGGCGCCGCAGGTGTCGGCATTCGGTTTTTCACACTTTTCTTATGTTGACGTCGCATCTCTTTATGGAATCGTTTCAACGTGTCGCGATGAAACCCCCGGAATTTCGTGCGGGCTTTTTTCGTCAAATTCCGCAGTACACCGTCGCCTGCGTTATTACGCACCAATGTGAAATCCGGATGAGAGACTACCCATTTGAGCATTTCAGAATAAACACGCTCATTTGTGTACTCTAAACCACGCGCACCTTTAGAAATATACATAATCTGTGGGATTGACTGAATATCTTTAGGTATGTATTCTGTTTTCTGAAGGATGGGGTCATTCGGGCCTAAATCGGTAGCGAGAATATTCGCAATCGTAAGCACGCAACCTGGGCGCTTACACTTATAATGCTGTTTCAGTTCATTGGTGAGCCGCTCCCAATCCGCCTTCATATTCTGGCAATGTCCGCACCAATCCGCATAAATTTTTACGAGAAGCCCGTGTGTTTCCGGGTGGTCGTGGGCTTTCTTGGCGGCGGCATTGAATTTTGCCAGATGTTTTGGTTTTGTCACCTCGATAAAGTCAATCATTTACGATTTATTATACATATATATTATCCAAATATTATATAGATATTCCAAATATTATATAGATATTCCAAAATGTTAGGAAAGGTGGTATTGAATTATGTTCGGCAAAATATAGACACCATCGCAAAAGAGATCGCCGTGTGGAAACAAATACGCGATGTGACAAGGGTGGCGTTGCCGGTCTTAATTGTGATTTTGTTTTTGACCGGCGCGTATATTACGTCTCGAACGCCGTCCAGTCGCGCCGCAATCCCGGAGGGATTTATCAACATTGAATCCGACGCGACGGATACACGGAAACTTCAAAAGACCGCGAATACGACCGAAGGGTTTGACACTGCTGCGGGGGGTGTGAGTGCGGCTGTCACTGGCGAAAACACCAACCGATGCCCGAATATTCTCATCCAACACGGTAACGAAATCTTCCTCTACAATTCAAAGGTGGAGAAAGTTCCAGGTGTCAACCCCATCCGTTTTAAAAGTTTAGATGACTATTCCGAGTTTATGGATTGGCTTCACGGTCGCGGAATTCGTTGCCCCATATTGTTCTTACAGTTTTCATATGACGCACAAGGTAACGCCGTTTACAAGATGCGGCCTTCTCCTACTGATTTACAGGGCGGGCTCTCGGCAAACGTTCCTTACTCGCCTGCTCCCGCCGCACTCGTCCAAATGATGGATGCTTCCCGCGATAATCCGCCGTTTAATAACCAGATGTATGACGGATTTGATCCGCTGAATTTCAATATGGGGGATTATACGCCACAGGATGCGGCGTTTCGAGAGAAAGAACTCACGATGAAATACAGCGACAACCCGATGGACTCAAATTGGGGCGGCATTCGTTATTCGGAATCCGTTGTTGCGTCGGGGGCATATGCGGACAGGACACGCCCGGATGCTGCGCGGTCGGATACATCCGCACTGGTGCCGATGCGTGTGCCAGGAGCGAACGAGAAATACCGCAACCCGATGTATGCGGGGGATGCGGTGTCGCGGGGGCGAGGCGCGGATGTAGAATGGGGGAAGGCGCGTAGACCGACGGCGTAATAAACAATACTACGCAGACATTGATTGCTTTTCTAATTTGTTTAATCTATCATTTATTAGTTGTAAACTATGATAGATTGCTTCTAACGGTATAAGTATTTTTTGTTCCTTATATACTCCATATTTATTATGCTTATTATTGTAAAATGATTGATAGGCCTCTTCTTTCATTCTTGGTTCTACCCTGACCATAGGTGGAAGTCCTTCCTCAAAACGTTTTAATTTATTTGAAATAGTGGACTTATGGTTACCTATGATATCATTTAACATATCAAAATTATATTGTAATGATGTTTTTTTTGCGATTTCATGTGTTTCTTGTTCTTTTTTTTGTTTTTCCAATTCCAATATTCTTGATTGAAGTTGTTTTATTTCTTCGGGTATTGAGTCCATATTATGTTACATATAATGATTGAATCGTTTTATATCGTGAATAACTCCATAAAAAGATGTAAACAACAAATGATATGAAAGATATATAATTTGTTTATGTCCATTTCACAACCACACCCTGAAGAAATCGAATGCTATCGGAATCCTAGCGGAGGATTTTCGCCGGACAAGCGATACGAATATACGTATGCGACACGTAAATCGTGGGAGTTTATTCCGACGCTGGGGCGGAAGGATTGGCGGTATTTCACGAATAAGGGGTTCACGTATGCGGGAAAGTGGGTGCGAAGTGAACGACGCGGGTGTGGTGATGGCGGCGATTGCTGGGAGGTGTTTTTGGATGACCGTGATACACCTTCTAAAGAACATACTGTAGCGTGGGATTATGACGCGACACTGTGCTGGCGTGAATGTGCTTATGCGTCAAATGACGACTTCGTCATAGGCGCAGTTACACGCAAAGTGATGGACGAAATGATTACGGAAGTAGAGCGTGTATCACCAACGATACAGAGCGCCGTGCCCGAACCGTGGTCGTTGATTCGATGGGTATTCGGCTATCCGTGTAAATGCTCTCCGTTTGATACTGCGGAAATCACGACGATGGAGGCGAAATACCGATGGAGCGCAAACATTGCGGAGTTTTGGTGCTTTCTTACATCCGTGTTTTATGGAAGTAGTCTACTTCTTTATTTCGTGAAAGAAGAAGAATGGTATCCGGAATGGCGTGCGGGATGGCCGGCTAACATCCATTTATCGGTCATTATGTCCGCGATCGTGATGTTATGCTCGGCGATATATCACGCGTGTTTAATTGAATGTATTGGTTGTATGGATTGTTTCTTCGCGTCGTTTTTGTATCTTTCGGTGACAATGACGGTGTTTGGCGTGGACGTCGTCACGCAGATTGGCGCATTGTTATTACTGGGTGTGTTTCAATTGAATGCGTGGCGCTATATTACACGTTTCGCGATCCTTATTATGGGGTTCGCGTTACCATTTGCGCTATTGTCATATACGCGGATGAAGTCGTATTACGGAGGCGCGATTCTAATACTTACCATCACAGGAGCTACGTGTTTTTTATTGGACCGAATGGGGATTGCGCCGCTACACTCGGTATGGCACATATTATCAGGACTCGGTGTAGCACTTACACTGTATTATGTCGTTGTAAATGGCACAGTGTCAAATGTGCGCGAGTGCGAATTCGTCGTATGAAACGATGAAAACAAGTGAAGCTCTGGACGACGTAGGACCGAGGAACACAATAGCGAAAGATATGAACGAGAGATGGACGCCAGATGAGAACAAGCGAAGCCCGAGTAAGGAAAAGTGGAGCACCGAGCGACTCCGTCGCGACGGTGCGCAACGCCTTCCTTACGAGGAATCGATATACCTCGCACACTCCTCCAACGTCACCTTGAATTTATTCATCGTGTTTAATTCGTTCATATGCCGGATGATATCCTCCATCTTGCCTTCGCCGTGAACTTCCCGAGAGACATTTTTGAGAGAATTCACGATTTTGGCATTCACCCATTGGTCCATATTCTCGATGATTTTATTGTAATGGTTGTAATGCGAGTCCATATTCAGGGACTTCTGGGTCTTGGTTGCGAACTCTTCCTGGCGCTTAGCAATGGTAATGATATCGCCGTCATTGTCATCATCGAGAGGTTCGCTCCCGCCGCCCTTTTTGGAATTTCGGTTCGCGAGACCTTCAATCATCCCGAGTTGGTTACGGAAAATATACTGGATGGCGACGAGAGCGAGGATGATGAATATGCCTAAAACCACGTATTTGGCGAGGGTGTCGGTGTTGTCGGAATTCATTGATATGATTGATTTAGTACAGAATAATTATATATACATATTATACAGTATTTATAAAATACAGTTAATCTCGGATAAATGAACGTTCAAAGAAATGAATCGGGAGACATTCCGAACAATATAATCAAACTTGACCCGATCGCAATGCTCATATGGATGTTAAGTGCAATATTTCACGATCCAATACACGATTTTGGTTTATCAATTGAACGTATGAGTAAAATTGTATTATATATCGAACATCTTGTTCGGGAATTGAATCCAATACAACAAGGTGGCTCAATGTCATATAAAACGAAAGGTGGGAGATGGCGACCACCGATTCCGATTGTGCGTTCAATGAGTAATAAGCCTCCTTCAACTGAGAAGAGTCATAGTTCTCCAATTTTCCATACTATAAGTAAGAAAATGAAGAGTCCTACTGCCCGTACAAATAAGTTACTTCATACAAATAAGTCACTTCATACAATATCAGAGAATCGAAGAAAAAATAATCAAATATATAAACAAATATATGAACAAAATGTAGTATTTCCACTTCCTATTTCAAATGATAATCCATATGTAGGTCATTATGCGAAGGCCGCCAATATCGCGAAAGAGATGAATGAAAACAATAATCCGATGTTGGAAATGTTTATTCAAGTGAATCATTTGATAGATTCGATTAAATTATCTCTTGTTCAGCACATATTAACGATTGGCATATTCACTAAAGAATCGTTATTGATGTGTATTGGTGATGTCATCACGCAAACCGACGCAGTCGTTCGACATGACAATTCAGAAATTCCAGAAGATGTTTTTCAGCGAACAAAACAACTACATATATTCATCCTTGAAACAATGTGGCGGCTTATTCATTGTATGCGTATCCGCGTTCCAGCAAATGATGAAAGGATGCGACGGAGTGAAGAACATTTACGACGCGATGATAGTGTTCGCAGAAGTCAGGATCGGTCCGCGAATGCTAGGAGCAGGAGTCGGAGCCCAGAATATAATGTAGAAGAAGGTTTCATACAAGAACAGCAGCAGTTTTTATGGTTGAACTTGTTAAATGGGTCTCTATTTGAAGATATAATGCGCGTTATCGTATTTGGAAAATGTATTGGTATACAAGAAGCACCGCAGATACCAAGATTATATTCCTTATTTTTACAAGGCAATGAGCAACGCCGGAACCCAGACCAAGGTGGCGGTGGCAGAGGATATCAACAAATAATGAGTGGCGGGGCTAAAATGAAACTAGCGTCTTTTCGTGAACGAGGTGACGATGAAAAAAGGAACGATTTGAAGGAGATCTTGAACGCCTGGAATACGTTACGAACGCAGGTACCACCCGCGGATATAATGTCGTATACTCGTTTTTATACAACTAGTATCAATAATCAAAGAGCAGAAGACCGTGTTTTGGATTCACGTCTCATTCGCACTTTGGATATGGAAAGGTTTTCCGAAGTAAAGAAAAAGGTTGAATATGTCAATCGGTTGGAAGAACTTCGCCGGAATCCTCCTGCTCGTGCGACTCGCTCTCTAGAAGACCCAACGACAATAAAAGACGTAATCGATTCATTTATGTATACAGTGAAAAGTGATTTTGACAGTTTGCTCGCGGAAGAACAGTTAGCAATTGAAGCGGAAGCAGAAGCAGAAGCCGCGCAACCCATTACACGAGGGCAACGGGCGGTTGTTTATAAATTCTCAAAAATTATAGCAAAAAAAGGTTTAGAATATGCGTTAGCGGAACTCCAAGATATACAGCGTATGGCACTGACGCAAGAAACACAAATCGCACTACCTAACATCGCCGCATTTTTACCGATTGCGATACGGTATATACAAGAAAATATATTGGCCAACCCTGGAGCACAAGCGCGTTTAAATCAAATGGTTATGCCAGATATTGAAGGCATTGCGTACGTCGAGAAGGATAAATATAAAAATTTACTATTCCAATTGTATTTACTCGGGTTGATATACAAACACAATGGAATGGGGGGGTTACCGGATATTGATTCGCAATTAGCAGCGAATATTGTTGATACGTTCCAAACTCAAGAACACCAACAAGCATATGGAGCATTGAATTACATATATTTAGATAACGACCAATCACAACGGTTATTTCAGCATATTCGTGATAGGCCCGCCAATTGGCGAACAATTAATAATAGTGTTCCTAGTGGAATACGAACGCTTATTCAAGCATCCACCGTTTGTAATGTTCCAGCCAGGGTGGACGCAGCAGCATCCTTTGGCGGATGCGATAATCGCAACCACGAGTTTCATAGTATGGTTATGACAGTGATGGATTTGGAAGAACGAAATATATATTTTACAAAACACGAATATGATAATTACAAAGTATCAATTAAATATAATTTTAATCTCCGTGATCTCGTTATTGGTAATAAAATTCCTGATATCAATTTGAACACAGCGCCAAATGTATTATCCGCAAACCGTGTTTTCAAGGAAGCGATTGATATTGTTCTTAATTTTTGGAAGGAAAATAAGGGGCAAATAGGAGATGGATTATGGGGGTTATTAGAACTCGATGACAAATTCAAACAATTGATGAGTATCATAACAAAGAAAGGGAAGGGTGACATCGATCAAGAAAATTCCGTATTGGCACCCAACGCAGGTTATGATGGAAATGTAAATGATAATCGAATAGGTCAAATTATAGCCGGTCTGGTAACTAAAAATATTATGTTTGCTGGAGGTGACCGACCATCATCGGTCCGTGCGATTAACGCGTTAAAATATGGTCGTGATTTATTAAGAGGGGGTCGTCTGGTTGTTTCTTATGCGAATGAACAACGTTCATTTACAATTGCGCATAGGGAATGTATTCCGGTAAACGTAATAGAAAGGAGAGTGGTAGGTGGTAGTCGAAAACGTCGTGTATTCCGTAAAAAACGAAATCATACACGTAAAAAGAGAATGTAATATGAGTTCATTATCACGATAAAAAATAACACAGTTTTTCTATCGTCGCCTTTCCAATCCCTCGTTTACCATCCATCGCAATATCCGCGAAACACTCCGATACGTGTTTGAGTTTATTTTTATTCATTTGAGGGATGACCGCAGATGCGGACGCCGCTGGTGTGTGCGAAGGCGAAGGCGACGGCGACGACATCTCCGGTGACATACTTTCTTCATAATCATTGATTTTCCGATGTAAATCTCCTAAAAACTCAAAGAGAGAACCGTCGTATTTCGAGAGAATCGCCGCCGCGACCTTCGGGCTAACCCCCGGCACCTGAGCAAGCATAATCTCGCCAATATTCTCTCGTGTGATGTAGTCTCGCTTCTCTTTCTTGACGGCAACTTCGCTGTATCCGGCCACGCTCGCAGACACGGGCGCTGCCGTCGACTCGGCGAGACCTTCCTTCGCGACCTTATCCGCAAAATGAAGTATAAAATCCGCGGTTTCACCTATATTCATCGTGCGGACAACGGAAAATCCCTTATAATAAAGAAGTGAAACCATTGCGGTTTGAAGGGCCGATTTTGTAATACGGCTATGTCGGTCGTCATAGTGATGGAGATCACCTTCAATGATGTAAACGATATTGTGAGTCGTGGCGAGACCGGATGTGGGGGACGCGGCTTCTTCTGAGAGACGGAAGGATTGCTCTTTATACCTCCCGTCTTGAATACTTGCGGCGAGATCGTTCAATGTCTTTCTCTCGAAGAGCACGATGTCTTTGTGTGACGCAGGGTCGTGTAAAATGATATCACCGAGAGGCAATCTCTCGGATTTGATTTCGTGAGCCGTCGATACGGCGACCTTTCGCTTCTTCGCGCCTGCGCCTCCGAGAGATTTCTTGGGTAGAGGAACTTTCATTGTCATCCCATCCCCGAGGTCCATCAAATAGAAATCGGGTTCCGCGGGCGCAGGCGCGGGGGGTGGCGCGGCAGTGGCAGTGGCAGTGGCAGTGGCCGGTGTTAGCAGCGCGAGCAACTCTTTCTCTCGACAATCGATTTTTATCAGCATAATGAAATGAAATGGAATGAAATGGAATCAATACATAACAATACAACTCTGTGTTTATATTGTTATATGCTGCGCGGCTCCGCTTATAATTTCGGCCCCGAATGTCTCGCCGGATTCAATCTCTCAGTGAAACGAAATACAAACGCTTTATTCTTGGCGGGTTCGACGATTGTATTTCTCATTGCGAAACTGCGCATCTGTCCAGTTCCTGCGGGGATGGCCCCGCCTTTCTTATCACCACCTCCGTGCTGGGTATCGGTGTGGATTGCGTTGGTCGAACCTGTGCTGTTAAATAACACACGACGTGCGACTTTACTGTTCACCATAATTGTATCTCGTTATATAATTATGGTATATATAAAAATACGCGCGCGTCTGCGTCTGCGTCTGCGTCTGCGTATGCGTCTGCGTGTTTAAGCCTTGCAGTTCTTGGTGAATGGCTGACGACCCACACCACCAGTCAACTTGCAGTTGAAGATTAAGTTGTTATCCTTCAAATACTGATACTGCTTCGCGCATGTATCAAATCGAATCTTTGCGAGGCAGTCGCACGTCATTCCTCCCTGGCGATATGCCACAGAGGTCCAGGTGCCACGACCAACCTTGGGGGCTGAACCGGGCATACTGCCGAAATGGCAGCCTTTGCTTGTGAGCGAACTAATTCTAGAAATTTTGCTGGGGCCACTTAACACCATTGTGAATACTGAATTATAAATACTAACGATATAAAAAATTGATTGGATTTTGCTTAAATACAATGGTATATAGAATTCAATCGTATCGTTCATCTAGAATGTTTCGCGTTCGTGATAGTAGTTCTCGCGGTGGCGCCACGAGTTCTGACACTGAAAGTTCTGAAACAGAAAATATACTTCTAAATATTGCTGAAAAGGACGGAGATGACGTCGGTGGCGGTGGCGTCGGTGGTGGCGGCGGCGTCGGGGACGGTGGCGGCGTCGGGGGCGGCGGTGGCGGCGTCGGGGGCGAAAGCGCGCGAACCGGTAGAAATATATACAACGACGATGATATTATACGCGTAGACGGAGACCAATATGTATTCAATCCGTATAATACAGCAAACACCGAGGTGACTTTGGCAGACGTCGAAGGCATATTATTGCGTTATGGAGTCCCTTCTCAAGTCCACAATTTTGAACTCTACCGACGCGCATTTATTCATCGTTCATATACCAAACGCCCTAAAGCACTCAATGATCTAGAAAATGTTTCATTCGTAGACCGACCGGAAGGCGCGATGCCACTGTTTCAAAAATCAAACGAGCGCCTTGAATTCGTCGGTGATGGGGTCTTGGAGTGTGTCACAAAATACTATCTCTACCGCCGTTTTCCTAAAGAGAATGAGGGGTTTATGACCGAGAAGAAAATCGCCATCGTCAAAAACGAGACCATCGGAAAATTCGCGCTTGAGATGGGACTGAATCGATGGTTCATTATTTCCAAGCACGCGGAAGAAAAGAGCACGAGAACCAATCTCAAGAGGCTGGGATGCTTGTTTGAAGCGTTTGTTGGCGCATTGTTTCTGGATTTCAACCGGGTGCCAATTCGCGATGACGATAAATGGTTTGAGAATGTGTTTACGACGGGCGCTGGGTTTCAAATCGCACAAGTCTTCATTGAAAACGTATTCGAGCGTCATATTGACTGGACGAATCTTATTAAAAACGACGACAACTACAAGAATATTCTCCAGGTGAAGATCCAGAAGGAATTTAAGACGACACCTGACTATATCGAACTGTCGAGAGACCCCGAAACCGGGTATGAAATGGGGTTGTATTTATGTTTAGGACAACAATTACACGAAGTCGTTGGCAATCCATCGGCAGCAGTCCCATTTGATTCCTTCCCCGACGGGTTTGCGGGGGTTCATCGTCACTGTGACCGAATGGGCGGTAAAGCGTTCATCTTCTTTGCGCGCGCCGCACATAAAATCAAGAAAAAGGCCGAACAAATTACGTGCGAAATGGCGATACGGCAAATTGCGCGAATTGCGAAATAAATATAATGATATATGTTAGTAATATTGCTGTCAATATGAATATACTACAACAGTATCACTTGACGCAACGCCCGATATTGCGAAAGGCGTCGGTGTCAGCGACATCAAGTGCTGCTGCTTCTTCTTCTTCTTCTTCTTCTTTTTCTTCTGCTTCTGATTCTGCGAGTGCCGCTGGTACTGGTGCTTTTGATGAAGGTATTGTTATTCATTTTTCTCGTAAACTACCGAGTGATATTCTTAAAAGACCGCGGAAAGAAGAAATGTCGTCATCATCCGCCATCACGGAGGCGGAATCCGATGCCGATGCCGATGCCGATGCCGATGCCGATCCCGCGATTGCCTCTCAGCCCACAGCGCCGGCGGCAATCATCGACAAACGACACACTGTCGATTATGACCGCGATGCGATTATGGCGCGGATTCGAGGTTTCTCTGCGAAACCAATACCAATAATGGAGATTCGCCGTCCCAATTCTGACATCGATACAGGGGACGTGGACGCGGCTGCGGCTGCGGAAGAACGTGACGAATCCCGAATCACCGCTCCTGAAGTGGTCAAACTCGGAAAACGCGCAATTTTGCCATCCGATGAACTCGTAAAACAAACAAAGGCTTCTGCTGCCATCGCAATCGCAGAAGCCAATGAACCGACAGATTTTGAAGAGATACGTCCGAATATTTCCGACGTAGCCGTAGAACAAGCCGCGGAGGCGCCCCCAAAAAAACGCATCATCCGACCCAAACCAAAGGGTTCTGTCGCAGCCACAGCCGCCGCCACCGCCGCGGCGCTATCAACAGGCACGGTGAGTGCCGCCGCATCGAGTGTAAAAGCCATCGTCAAAGAAATCAAAGAACGTGATGACTCCACCGTGAATATCGCTGCGTATAAAGTGGGAGATACCATTGTGGCAACACGCCTTCCGCCACCACGCCCACTTCCCCAAGTCCAAGCCTCCGAGTTTTATATGAATAATCGCGCCAAATTCGTCCAATATATCAACGCATTGTTCCGACCTTATCGCGAAGAACTCACATCAGGAGAAGGCGATATTACGTGCGAATCGCTTTACGGTGGCGACGACTCGGCGTCCGTGGCACTTCTCACCCACCAGAAAATCGTGCGTGATTACCTGAATATTTATTCCCCGTATCGCGGCCTTCTTTTATTTCACGGTCTCGGTAGTGGCAAAACCTGCTCCTCCATCGCCATCGCAGAAGGACTGAAAACATTTAAGCGTATTATCGTGATGACACCGGCATCACTTCGGATGAACTACATCGAAGAAATGAAGACCAAATGCGGCGATTTAATGTATAAGAAGAATCAGTATTGGGAGTTTATCGATTCTCGTGGTAACCCGGAATTGACGCGCGTATTATCGCAAATCCTGATGTTTCCGGATGATAAATTTGTCCGCGCAAATGGAGGTGCGTGGATGGTAAATGTCACGAAACCGAGCAATTATGAAACCGAACTCACGCCGAGTCAGCGTGTGCGTGTTGACCGCCAAATTGATGAAATGATAAACACCAAATACGAATTTATTAATTACAACGGTCTTCGCGCGGAGAAATTGAAGAGTATGACGGACGGGTATACACGTAATCCCTTTGATAATGCTGTTATTGTGATTGACGAAGCGCACAATTTTGTAAGTCGTATCGTAAATAAACTCAAGCGGGCAACATCGATGGCATACCGATTATACCAGTTTTTATTATCTGCGCAGAACGCGAAAGTGGTTTTATTGACGGGAACGCCCATTATTAACTATCCGAATGAAATCGCAGTGCTGTTTAATATTTTGCGCGGCAATATTGATAACTGGGTGTTTACGGTCAGCGAAGGCACCGCAGGTGTCGGAGCCGCGGCGGCGGGTGCTGGTGCTGGTGCGGGTGCGGGCAGTGGACGATTGACCCTAGACACGTTTAAAACAATATTCGGTCTCTCGGAACCTGGGTCGGCGAAGGGGCGGTCCGGGAAAGGCTCGGGCGCGGCATTCGCAAAGGGAATCGGCCTTTCATTTGACTACTTGGATTACAATACCCGCACCAAGAAATTAATGATTACGAGGAATCCATTCGGGTTTGTCCGCGATTATGACGCGGTCAGCTCGAAATATCGGGGAGTGATTCGTCGTGGTGACCCGGCGGCGACGGCGGCGACGGCGGGCGATGCGGGCGATGCGGGCGCTGCTGGGAATCTCGCCGTTATAGATACGACCGCTACCGAAAACGGCCTTCTCTCTGACGCCGCGTTTGAACGCGCTATCGTGGAGAAATTGCGCGAGAATGGAATCTCGGTGATTTCAGTAACCACGAATAAACAAGAACCATTTACCGCACTCCCCGATAAATTGGATGACTTCAACAGTTATTTTATCGACCCAAATACATTAGAGTTCAAAAACCGCGACCTCTTTATTCGTCGTATTTTAGGCCTGACGTCCTATTTTCGCAGTGCTCAAGAAAAATTACTGCCGACCTATGACGCCGCCACGAATTTCCATCTGGTTGAAGTTGAAATGAGCGATTATCAATTCGCAATTTATTCACGCGTGCGCGACCTAGAACGCAACCAAGAGTCGAATATGAAGAAAAAAGCGAAGAAGCGTGGTGCGGCTGCTGCGGCGGGAAAAAAGAGTGGCGACGGCGCAGGTGGCGAAAGCATCTACGATGATGTTTCGTCGACGTATCGTATTTTCTCACGCGCATTCTGTAATTTCGTGTTTCCGCCATCCATTCGTCGACCATTGCCGGGTGATGATGGCACCGCAATGAGTGAATTGGAAAAATCCGCCGCTCTAGGGCAAATGCCAGATGCGGGAGTAACCGGTGACGCGCACGAAACGGCTGAAATGTTGGCAGCCCGAATTGCGCGGGCAATGGAACCGGGTGGCGGTGCCGGTGCTGGTGCCGGCGCGAAGAAACGCGGACGTAAACCAAAATCTGGGGTAGCGGCGGCGGAATCTGGCGCAGAGGCAGGAGCAAGCGCAGCAATGGACGAAGGAATGATCGACGGGGATGCGGTAACTGGAGGGGATGATAGCGACGATGACGCCGAGATGGTGATTACTGGAGAACATTCGGACGCGGTCGCGGCGGTGATGGCGGGCAAGAAGGATAAAGGCACTGGCGCAGGTGCTTCTGGCAAAAAAGATTATATCGCGCAATACCAAGCCGCAATTACGAAAGCCATCCGTGACCTAAAAGTGAGTGCGGGTAGTTTCCTTATTCCAGAAGAACTCGCGACATATAGCCCAAAATTCCTTCATTTATTACATAATATCCTCGATAAAAATCACGTGGGTCTTCATCTTGTATACAGTCAATTTCGCACATTAGAAGGTATTGGAATCATCAAACTTATATTGGAGACCAATGGCTTCTCGCAATTTAAAATCAAGCAGTCGTCGCTCGGAGATTGGACCATTGATATGACACCCGAAGAACAGGAACGTCCGTGTTTCGCGCTCTATACAGGCACAGAAACACCGGAAGAGAAGGAAATCATCCGTAATATCTTCAACAGCAAGTGGAAAAATGTGCCGAAGTCTATCACCGAGCAGTTAAGCACGCGTTTCACGAATAATATGTATGGCGAGGTGATTAAGATATTGATGATTACCGCTTCGGGTGCGGAGGGCATTAATCTGCGAAATGTGCGATATGTTCACATCACGGAACCTTACTGGCATCCTGTTCGCACAGAACAGATTATTGGTCGCGCTCGTCGTATTTGTAGTCACGTCGACCTCCCGGAAGAATTGCGAACGGTGGATGTGTTTCTTTATTTGATGCGATTCACCGCACGGCAAATGGCGACGGACAATGATGAATCATTGAATATTCGTATGCTTGACAAGAGCAAGACAGATGGGGCGACACCAATGAGCACAGACCAGTCCCTTTACGAAATATCCAATATCAAGGAACGCATTACACGGCAGATATTGACGGCGGTGAAGGAGTCGTCGTTTGATTGTATGATTCACGCAAATGCCACTGCGAAGGAACGCCTACAGTGCTACTCGTTTGGTGTGGGGACGGGCGAAGAAACGCTTGCGTATCAGCCGAATATCGCGACGGAGGAGGATGATAAGACGAAGAAACTAAATAAACAGACGAAGACGATGGCATTACGTAAATTGGTCGTCAATGGAAAAGAATATGCGGAAGACCCCGAGACGCACATCATTTATGACTTGGAGTTGTATAAGATGGGGAACTTGGTGGAGCGGGGTCGGAGGACGATACTGCCGGCAGACCCGCGGACGGGGGCGATAGAGCAGTCGAGGGTCACCTTTATTTAATCTCCCTGGTCTTCCATCGGTTTCCTCTTCAGTTTCAGAAAGATGGGCGTCGTGTCTTCCTGAAATCGGACTTTGCGTGTATCTATCGTTTGTAGTGCTGGCGGTGGTGGTGGAGGAAGCGTGATGGGTGGTGGTCCGTTTGGCAATACATCATTTGGGTTATATTCTGTGGGGTGCTGCTGCTGCTGATGCTGCTGTGTTTGCGCCATCGGCGGCATCGACGCTTTGATTCTCTCGGTGATTTCTTCCAGATCGCGTTGACGTGCCGCAATTCTCTCGGCAATGAGTTTCTCCATATCATCCCCATCGGCGGCGAGTGGACTGTCGCCGTCATCGTCGTTCTCGTGATTGTTGTCTTTGTCTTTGTCTGCGGTTGAAACACCCCGCGCATCTGGTCGCGCTTTCAAACGCATTACCGGTCGAGCATCTCTTGGAATATCCGAAAAGTCGATTTCTGCTGGGCGTGGAACTTCAAAAAATGACCGCATCTCGGCCTCTTTCTCTCGCATCTTCATTTCAACTTCTTGACGTTTCTGCGAATGAAAGTCTTCTGCGTTGTAAATCTCTCGGACGCCGCCGCTGCCGCCGCCGCTGCCGCTGCCGCTGCCGAAGTCGTGATGATTCGACCCACCGAACCGCGCGCCACCACCGCCGCCACCCACCGTCCCCCCCGATTTAATCGCGCTGATATCTCTCGCAAGTTTCGGAATGTTGACGGCGAGAGATTCAATCGCAATCTTATTCAGTTCTTTGAGAGAAAAAGATGCGGCGCGAATTCTGTCGATTTCCATCTTTATTTGCTTGGCGGCTTCATAATCCTCGGATTGGATTGCGAGGACTTTACGCGCTTCTAGTTTCTCCAATCGCGCCAATGGCGCTTCCATCTCGTCGATTGTTGCGCGGAGTTTCTTCGCAGAGTCATAGTCTTCTTCCGCGATGGCTTGGCGTTTTGCGAGATGTAATTCTTTTAATTTGGCGGCGTGAAGAGATGGAATGGTCGCCGAGAGATTTTTGAGAATGCGCTCAAAGACAAGCTTGATTTCTTCGGGAGTTACATTCTCGGGGATGCCGTCAAATAGTCCTTCTTCGGCTAATAACGACCAGAGAAGTTCTTTGTTTTCTTGGGACACGAGAGATGACATCGAACGAAGTTATGTTATTAAATTATGTATACCGCATTGGGTTTATATAATTTATGGTAAAACCAGGCCGGGTCCACCCGATTCCTTATACATAAAGCCCGCCCGATTCCTTATACCTCAAAGCCCGCCCGATTCCTTATACCTCAAAGCCCGCCCGATTCCTTATACCTCAAAGCCCGCCCGTCAGGGCGGGCGAAGGCTGGTAGGCGGGCCAACGCCCGGGCCAACGCCCGGGCCAACGCCTCCCCTATAACTCCACATTTGGCGTCGGTACCTTCTCATCCACATTAAAAAATTTGCGTCGAAACCGTTGCATATACTTGTCCGTCAATTTCTTATTCTTATCCAGGAAATCGTGGACGGTCATTTTGCCAAGTAGCATATGAATAATCATAAAGATGGAATAAACGCCGCATTCTGTATTGTGTTTCTGGTGATGAATATCATTGATATACTCTTTGAATACGATACCATTTGCTTCCCCCTGTTCTCGCACCATCTTCATAAAATTGTGTATCCTCCGCTGGGGTGGGTCGCCCGTGCTATCAAAAAAGAAGATCACCTTTTCACGCACATCAATAAACATTGACACCCAATGTTCGCCTGGTTTATCGTGTGGGTCTGTATTAAATACAATCCCGATTTTTGGCTTGCCGTTTCGCACGTGTTTCATAATATCGAATTTACATAATTCATTCCAGACACATTGCCCGTCTTCCAGGACTTCGTCGAAATCCACGGGAGATGGTCCGATGAATACAAACGATGGAATGGCGTGTTCGTATTGTTTGAGAGCATTGGCAATATCAATGCTCGATAACCACTCGTGGATATTCTTCTTCCATTCCTTCGGCGCCTGGGGAGCAAATGTATACTGCTCCATCTCTCGATCCATCCCGGCAGATGCGAAACTTTGGCGCAGCCAACACGCCTCCTGATGACACACGCGATTCATATTGTGTTTGAGTGCTGTCCATATCGCCCGTGGGTCGGTTTCGTTGATTTTCTGGTCGGGGTGGCGTTTATTCCAGAGTACTTTCAATTTGTCGAGAGATTTCGAGGAATAACACGAGAATTCTTTCGTTTCATTGATATCTGGGTCAGTCTCGTCTCTTGGTGCGCAACTTACGTGCTTGAATTTTTCCATATTTTTGTAATACTAAACCTATACTATTATGTCATAAAAAATTGAAATGAAACGATCGCAAATGTTATATATCACGCTTCGTGCTTTACATTCGTTCGTTCATTTCCAATGGTCGTAAGAACTCGTTCGTATTATAAATCTTCTGATACATCCAATCGCGGCCATAAAGGTAACCTCTTTCAGACGCCATCTCTCCGCGAGGCATCGATCCGAAGTTATAAGATATACACTCCTATAAAAAATATGAAACACATTGAAGAATATGAAGAAGAAACATCTGATGCCGACACCGACGCCGCATACAACAATCGCGAAATCACTATGACGGATGCCGCAAATATTATGATATCCATTCGAAATGAACCAGATCACGACGACGTGAACGACGACAACGACGACAACGACGACTACGAGACATCATCATCTGACAGCCTCCCAGATTATGGTCACCAATGTATCAACCCAATGTCGCCTGTCGAAAAGTATATCTATCGTATGGACGTATATAATGTCGAACAAACCATTCATTACAAGACCGCATACGTAATTTATGACGTTACGACACGAATGTATATCGTTTACGCAATTGTGTCAAATGTATACATCTCAGAGACAGAGCAGCAGCAGCAGCACTCCACTACCACAGCGAGTCCTCGTGGTGGCGCAAATGACTCGGTCATTCGGGCGAATTTGCCAATTCCCAGAGACACCATACAAATGAAATATTCGACGTCTATGGTTGAACGCGTATTGAACTACATCTTTACCGTCATTATCCCTCCCGTCGAATATGACTACTATATCAAGGATGATATTATCGGGGTGGTTGGAGGCATTGATGAGTCAGCAATCAATCGTGATACGTCATTTTATGACATTGAACGGATCATTTACGACAAAACATCCAAAGACACCATCAATGGTTACAAATCGTTTATGTTGATACCTTCTCGCAACTTCTGGTATACGCCGGCGAGTTCCACTGCGTGCGTGGCTTCTTCACAAAACAAATACACAATTCAATCCGCGGACGCCATCCTCGCTATATTATAATCCATTGGTTTCGCCACCGCCGCCGCCACCGCCGCCGCCACCGCCTTGTCGCGTGACAAATGTCGCACGTTTCAATATCTCATTTGGATAGTCGCGGATTTTCGGTAATCTCGCTTGTATTTTTTCATCGCTATTCTCTTCGGATGGCCGAATCACGATAAAGTCGTCCATTGATTTTTTACGTATACACATTTTATTGGCAAATGCGATGACGGATGGCGTGATTGGCGGCTTCGACGGCGACGGCGACGGCGATCTCGACGCAGAGTGCAACGGCGACTGCGACGGCGACAGCGACGGCGAAGACGACCTCGCAGGACACGGTGACTCTCTGTCTCTCACTTCGCATCGTATATCATCTTCCACCATCTCCGTAATATCATTCCATTTCAAATATTCAATACACGTCTTTAAATAGTCGTGATGCGCACGGTTCATTTCATCATTTTCGCACTCTTCGTCAAATAACCCCCTTGTCATTGCTAAAATACGTTCTTTATAATATTGTTTTTCGGTTTGGAACATCTCTATCAGATGTCCGCTTGTGTTCGCGATGGTTTTCTTACATTTATCATACCGAGAACGGTTGGCCATCACACTGAGTGTTAGTTCGTTGAAGTCGGACCAGGATTCTCCATTGTCGCAGCAGCGTTCGCCATTGTTGTCTTCAGCCATTTCAACGATGCGTGATAGATTATAATAGAAGAATATGTTGGCATATATTCTTATACTATTGTCTTCTTTTTATGCCGGGTAGTCGCTCCGTCCGTCTCTGCGGTTATCCCCGATTACGCATCGTCAACATTTCCTTCGCATTGGACGTCGCCGTCGCACGGGGAATATGAGTGGGGAATTTGCCGTCATTTTTATCGCTTGTCGAGTTCGTCCTAGACCCCCCAACACTAAATCCCTCCTCAATATGCGCAAGATGCGTCTGTTGTTCCTTTTCTTTCTGTTTCTTCTTTAACTGCTCTTCTGGGATGTAGTTCGTAACCGGTTCAATCGTTGGGCCGCCTTCTCCTGTACAAAACCCGTCGTAGTTACAGTTCAGTGTGCGAAGTTGGAAGCGTGTTGAATTATCAAATGTAAGTTTGCCTAAATTGTGAGGGTTCGGATTCATCGGGGCAAAATGGGTTGCGCCATTGTCAAACAAATACGGGTTGGGTTGTTCCACTTCCCGCGCGTCGATATGAACTTGATAAAGGTCGCTTGTAGAGTTGGGAACATATACTGCGCGGTCGTTACGTTGAAGTGCGAAAAATTGGTTACGCAATGACGATTCCACGTTGACGCGTTCCGCCCATCCACGCCACGGTGCTTTTGCGTTACCTGGATTAAATACCGTTTCGGTTGTAAAATGTGTGTAGTTCGCGAGTGGAGCGGTGGGGACAGGGCGTGATTCAAGAATCGGCATCATTGCGTATTTGGAGGAAAGCGGGCGAACATCAAATGCGGGGCGCAGCGCTGCGGACGGGATATTTCTCTCGGAGATGCGTTGATTGATTTCACCCAGTCGGTCGTGATGATTGGAATATGCGCCATTTACAACACCGTAGAATTCCATCGGATTATTTATAGGTATTGTCTTATACTTATACTTATACTTATACTTATACTTATACTTAATCTATAATGTGAAAAATAAAAACATATAAACACAATTCGATGTTATATCATATCTCGATTCGTTCTTGAAACAATATGTGTGGAATATTCTATTTTCAAACGGTCGCGCGAATGGCATTGTCACAGTTGAAAACCTTACAAGAATCGTTTATCCATTCGTCGCATCGCGGGCCGGATATGTCCGTTTTTCTGAAAGATGATATACGCGCGTGGGGATTTCATCGTCTCTCCATCAATGGAATGGACTCCACTGCGAATCAGCCGTTTCATTTCAAAAAATGCCGGCTCATTTGTAACGGCGAAATCTATAACTACAAAAACCTCATTGCGGAGTTTGGACTACAGGACGAATATCAAAGTGGTTCGGATTGCGAAATCATAATTCATCTTTACCGGAAGTTAGGGTCTATGCGCGAAACGATTCGCAGACTCGATGGCGTATTTGGATTTGTATTACACGATTATGAAAATGGCGCCACGTATGTTGCGAGAGACCCAGTGGGCGTGCGCTCACTCTTCATCGGTGTATCGCGTCACGATGGTGCGTTTGGCGGCGAGTATTCTGACCTGGCGTGTGTATCACTGAATCCTGACCATTATGGGATATGTGTGGCCAGCGAATTGAAATCCATACATTCGATTTGTGATACTATCGTTCAATTTCCCGCAGGATGTTATATGGAATATACCGATACGGACACAGGTGTGGATGTAACTGCGTCGTTTCACACCTATTATGAATACGCGCGTCTATCGTATGCGTCGTCATCGGGTGAAGGCAAGAAGACCCACGATGCGTGTGTTTTGGAATCGCAATTGAAGGCGTTGAACGTGGATTACTCTTTTCCGATTTCCGAGGCGAGTGAGAAGGCGAGCGAGGAAGATGTGTATGCCCATATTCGGGAACTCTTCACAAAAGCCGTCGTAAAACGATTGATGAGTGAAAGACCGGTTGGATGTCTTCTCTCTGGTGGCTTGGATAGTTCTCTCGTCACTGCGATTGTGGCGAGAGAATTGCGACGAACGGCGCCGGATACAGTTCTAAACACGTATAGCATTGGATTGGAAGGATCCGTGGACTTGAAATGGGCGCGACGTGTGGCCGAACATCTTGGAACGTGCCACCACGAAATCGCACTTACAGAAGACGACTTTTTGAACTCGATATACGAAACGATTTATCAAACGGAGAGTTACTGCACTACGACGATTCGGGCGTCGGTAGGGAATTACCTCGTAAGCAAGTATATCCAACAACAGAGCGATGACGTAGTCATCTATTGCGGAGATATGTCGGATGAAATCTTCGGATCGTATCGCGGATTCTTGAAAGCACCGACAGATGCGGATTTTCATCGTGAAAATGAGCGTATGATTCGCGATGTCCGATTCTTTGATTTACTGCGTTCGGATAAGAGCATAAGTGGCGCTGGATTAGAGGCGCGCGTCCCCTTCGCGGATAAAGAATTTCTAGGTTATGTTATGACACTTCCACCGCGCCTCAAACGGTTCAATGACGACAAAATGGAGAAGTATATTCTTCGTAAAGCGTTTCAATATGAGGGGTTATTGCCGGATGATGTTCTTTGGCGAAGAAAAGAGGCGTTCAGTGATGGGGTGAGTTCTGCGGATGGTGGACGAACGTGGGTTCAGATGCTGAAAGAGTATGCTGACCGCGTGATATCCGATGTGGAGTTTCAGAATCGCGGGCATCATTTATATTCCCTTCATAATCCACCCTATGACAAGGAGAGTTTTTATTATCGCCGCACATTTGAGAACATCTATGAGGGACGCGGTTCCACGATTCCGTATTATTGGCGCCACCCGTTTTGTGAAGATGTGCTTGACCCGAGTGCGCGTTTGTTGTCGTTTTACGTGACGGATCTTATCGTCTAGCCTAGCCTAGCCTAGCCTAGCCGAATGCGTCACCATTATTATATCTATAATATACAGTATCTTGTTATGAACACGATCAAAAATACCGCGGAAGATTTTGCGGTTGCCGTCATCACCTATATGCGCGACGCTCTGTCTCCATTGTTTAAAAAATATGCTTCTTATTATGAGTATATAGATTACATTGTTTACGGTAGTTACGCCATTGTATTGCTTGGATTTTATTCCGTGTTACCTGGGTATATTCCGGTATTGCGAAACGTATTATTATATTCCGCGGTAGTGATTTTACTCATCCGCTTCAATCGCATTTCTTGGATGAATCCGAAATTCTCTCTGCTGGGTGGAAACAAGTTTAGTGAATTTGACCGCAGTCTCATCATATACACATGCGTATTTATTTTGATTACCCATATCGTATCCGACGCAGTTGTGAATTATACCCAGAAACAAATCACGCAAAAGATTATTCATCCAGTGATAAAGGTTGCCGACGTAAGCGGGGATATCAAGGGCGGCGTTGGCGGCATTGGCGGCATTGGCGGCATTGGCGGCGGTGGCGGTGGCGGTGGCGTAGTATGGCCGTCGTATATAATACAATAAGCGCGAACGAACGATCAGAGGAAGTCGCCATAGCAAGTGAGCAAAATTGAAATGTTTTTATCCACTCCACATACACACGTATATCATAATCAAACGCAACAGCAGAAAATGTCGTCTACGGGTAGTCACACTGTCATCACCGAAACCCGTGAAAAAATACAAACAGAATTGGATGCCCTAATGGGGATATTGGAGGACGTTCAAGGTATCATTCCCGAAGGTGCGTATTTACGCGGAATGAATGCGCTTGGTGCGTTACATCGTCACAAAAATACCGCATTGACCGCAATTCGCCCTGGAGCAATATTGCGTTGTTGGAAGACAATGGAGCAAATTGAAGAAGAAGATGAAGAACTATATGACGAGATTGTCGATGTTGCCGATAATATCGTCGTTGAAGTTTGTGGAGAAGACACCAGTATATATAGCGATGAGAGATATAATCTCGTTCATCGCGGACAAGAACAAGAAACATTTCAGGCGCTCCTGAACTACAAACCTCAAGAAGGAAACGCCGGTTACGAAACGAGTCCGATGGTGCTTCATCACGCAATCCAACTTATTATGGAGCGTATTTTCAATGACACATACCACGAATTGGAGATTGTGCGGCCCGTGAGTTGCGCATGCGGTTGGCGCGGAGCACACGGTAATTGGGATCGTCATATTCGGAATATGCGCCATCAACGATGGGTCACTGCGGAATGCCTCAAACGCTTTCATTCTGTGTCTTCCGTATTCGTCAATCCGGAATTTTCCAATGAGTTGGTTCAGTTGTTCGTGAAGTCGCGTCGAGAGAATGGATTCATATACATCAAGCAAGAAGATATTCGGGATTCACGCGAATTCAAGCAAGCGTTGGAAGAGATCATTTCAGAATGTAGGGATTCATTAGGTGAACAAGTGGTGTTTGTGTCATCCGCAGAACACACCACTTCCTGGTTTGCGTAAGCAATGGCGTGGCGTGGTGTGGCGTGGTGTGGCGTGGTGTGGCGTGGCGTGGCGATCATCGATTACGCATCGTCTTGTTTCGCATATTCTTGATTGCGGAATTTTTGTCAACATAAAACACGCGGTCACCTCTTGGTGAATGCGTCGTCGGCGTTGTGGTCCGACTATTTTTTTTACTCGTCCGATGCGATTGTAACTGTCGTGGTTTTATCAGCGGCGGCCCATCCCGAAAAAACTGTTGAAGGTGGTATAAAATATATTTGCTAATGATTTCGTCAATCTCTCGTGGGTTGATTTTAGATTGGTGCGTCTTTGCGTCATAATTCGCCAAATTCGCATACTTTACGAACATATTGTGGAGTTCGATCGAGAGAATCTTATTCTTCACGTCGGCGGTCATACCCGATGTAATCGACGGAACCGCGAACTTATCAAAGACATTGCGATATAATGGGCTATTGAGGAAACGCACGACAAACATTTCGAAAGGAATATAGGAATGATAGGGTTGTAGTTTGATATAATAGACGCGTTCATCGACCATTTTAGGGTGTTGAAGGTCATCCAGGAAACAGATTTCAATATCTGGCGGAAGACGACCACACCGGATAAAATCGTTTACCGTCTTTTCGTTCGTCGTTCGTTTCGGATGTATGATTCCCGCCGTGTCCACCGGGGTCATTTTATGTCCGCCAATGGTATGGTCGAAAAGCGGCGGAATAATCGCGAGACCTCCGGCGGGCGAGGTGGCGGCGGCGGCGGCAGACCGTAATTTGGTTTCAAAATATTGCCGAATACAGGATATCCATTTCTCTGGTCCCATATTGTTCGTATATATCATTACTTTATTACACACACCTGCGTTCTTTTTTTTACGGATATAATCCAATATGCGAACCATACTCGGGCGTATAATTTCAGGGTATAAATCAACTAAATCATTGAAGTGTCGATATGTCAAATCGGATGTATTGAAATAATCCTCTAGCACGTGACTAAAAATGGAGAATTGGGAGAAGTTACCGAGTGTTTCATCAATATCGAACACCACGACCTTCTGCTTCATTTTATTATAATGTATATATATTTTTGTATTTACTTAGTATAGTATATGCGAAAAACCCTGAAATACACCGACCGTGATATTGATGAAGATATGAAACTGACACATCGTGATTATCTCGAAATTCTTCATCATTATCAACCGGGTCAACGTCGTAATATCAAGAACGCTGGTTATCGTTCCGTAAAAATGCGCGCACAACGTATTCTAGCCGATAAGTTGTGCCGGTGTATTAAGGCATCGAATGCGAATATGGAATCACGGCGAATTGGTTATTGTTCGCGGGCTATTTTCAATCAACGTGGATTACGGCATCACGGGTTTCGATGTAAGACCAAACGAGGGACATTACGACCGAAACTGACGCGTGATATCACGAAAACGTCGCGTCGGTTACGTATTCATTTGTGAAGTCGTCGCCGATGTGTCCGTCGCCGCTGTTGATATACTCGACAACACTCAATATGAGCAACTCTTCTTGACTCAAACGTTGAAATACGATGTTAGCTTCAAACCGAATATTGAATACGAACCGTTTGATGTTGCGAATCGTGATATTATGTGTTCCATCCTCTAGGTTTTCGCGAATCTTGAATAAGGTGCCACCAAGTGTAACATAGGGTCGCGCTTCAAGCGACCGAAGTGGTATCCAACGAATCATTTGGCAATGTTTCAAGTCATATGGATTTTCAATGACGCGATACATTGCGAGTTTACGCTCAAACTCCGCCAATTTCTCGGGTGTCAAATTCAACGACGAGAGAATTTCGTGGCGTCTTTCGTCGATTTCTCTCTTACTTGTATTCGCAATCGTGTTATTCTCTGCCTTATTCATCGCAGATAATATCGCATTCACGTCCAAAGGAAACGTTGGTTCGTCGATAACGGATTGGAGGAGATCTTCATCGGAATCTACGGCGTAATCCGTGTCTTTTATACTGGGGTGTCGGTCAGGTGAGTTATCTGTCTCAACCCCACTATCGCTTGTCTCGTCGTTATCGTTGTCGCTTGTCTCGTCGTTGTCGTCGTCGTTGTCGTCGTCGTTGTCGTCGTCGTCGTCGTCGTATGTGAGATTATCGTTCTTTAATATTACCCCAATATCCAGTTCTGAATCTTCATCTAGAGAAGTGTTTGCGCACCCTCCTCTCCGTGAATGCGACCGCGACCGCGACCGCGACCGCGACCGCGACCGCGACTGCGACTGCGACTTGGACCGTGACCGCGACTGCGACCGCGATCTATTTCCTCCGGCCGTTGGACGCATAAATTCCAAATCAACCACAACCGTCTTCTTCATCTACAATACAATACAATACAATACGATATGTGTTTATTATACGTTACAGCACATTACGTGGGGTGTGTGTGACACTGACCGTTGTATTTTTAGGCGTGTTTTTATAAGACGTGACCAAACTTCACACCATATGTTGCCATTATCTTATGGATTTTTGAAACGTCAGTGTGGCGGGAAACGGCGAAAAATGGCGCCGAAGCGGGTTTTCCGCAGTCGCCTTACTGACATTCCCGCAGAATGTTGCCATATAATGCTTTAAAATCGCGGATTATGGTCTCGTCAGGCTAAAAATGCGCGAAAATCGCGTTTTAAAAGTAAAACGGGCTACCCCGGATTTGGACATTTTTGAAATTCGGCCATTTTACCCCAATTGTGTTAGCGGGAGAAGTAGCCGGTGTAATTTTGATGTTGTGACTGATTATGGTGCCAATGTTGCCATTATAATGAAAGTGCAAAAATGCATTTTCAGACAAAATCAGACAAAATCAGACAAATTCAGACAAGTTTTTGTGACGATGATGTTCGATTTTGGAATTATAATGGCAACATTTAGACCAATCGATGGTGCGAATGTTGCCATACAACTGGGGTAAAATGAACAAGTCAGTGTGCCGGACAGGCTCTCGTTTCAACCTTATAATAAATATAGAATGAATTATATAGAAACTATTATATAAATCGTGTATTTTTGAAAGTTTATAAAATGCCAAGTAAGTTTATCAACCAGTCAAAAACGATCATTTATCGAATCACTTGTAAAACAAAGAATGTTTCAGATGCGTATATTTCATATACAACCAATCTTACGCAACGAAAATATAAGCACGAGCGTGATAGTTTGGATTTATCCGTGAAATCACGATTATATGATTCGATTCGAAAGAATGGAGGTTGGAATAATTGGAACTGTGATATTTTAGAAAAATGCGTATGTGATAATGATTCTGCGTATAAAGACCGAATGAACTATTATATCGTGAAGTATAAACCAAATTTAAACGATGAAAATGTATGTGAAATACAATCAGATGATAAAGAACACGGAAAATATGTTTGCCAATGTAAAAAAACCTACACTCACCGTTCAAGTTATTATAAACATACGACGACGTGTTTACAATTTCAACATCGGCATAAGAACGATATTTCGATGAATACGTTGACGATGTCGTTTACAACGACGACGACTGTCTCTGCGACCATTGCGCAACAACAACCGCGTGGAGATGTCATTCCCGTTCCAGCCATTACGGCGAATATGTCTAGTGATCGAATCGACAACGACGACAACGACGACAACGACGACAACGACGACGTTCCAATTGTGTGTCGTCGTTTTAAACCAAGAAAAATTGCCAGTAAAGTTGTTGAAAACGAAGTGTTTCATTATTCAGATAACCCCGATTTTGAAATCGAGCCCGAGTCTGAGGATTCAATCCATCACGCCGATAGCGACGACGGCGTTTCCGACAGCGCTGATAGCGACGACAGTGTCTCCGACATTGATGACGGCGTGAGTCAGAGTGACGGCGCAAGCGAAATGACAAATGTATCTGATATAATCACCGCGCAAAATGATAAACTCCGTAATTATATACGCAAAATGATTTCGGCTCTTTCCGGCGCAAATGGAAAGAAACGAAACAAAAAGTCGATTCTCGATTCTCTCGTATACGAGTTATTAGACCAGAATAAAACGTTACAAAAGCAACTCGTGGAGTTGAGTAAGGAACGTAATGTTATCGTGAATAATACCAATAATAATCAGTTCAATCTGAACTTCTTCCTGAACGAACAATGTAAGAATGCGGTGAATTTCACGGACTTCATCAATTCTCTCGAAATCACAATGGACGATTTGGCGTATACACGTAATCAAGGACTCGTTGAAGGCATCAGTAAAGTGATGATTGACGGATTGAAACAGATGGACTTGTATAAGCGCCCGATTCACTGCACTGACCATAAGCGCGACATTATTTATTTACACGATGAAAAACAATGGGCGAGAGATGAAGGGAATACGCGGATGCGTCAGGCATTTATTGATATCGCAAATAAAGAGTATTTCGCGATTAAAAAGTGGATGGATTTACACCCGGGATGGGAGACGAATCAGCGCCTCCAGGAGTTTCATCATAAGATGCTTGGAAATGTCCTTCACGAAATCAAGGATGACCCGATTGGTGAACGTAAGATTATGAAAA